CCACAAATGGTGTATAAACAGTTGTTCCATACCACAAAGGATATAATATGTCCAATCCTATAGATATTTCAGCACAAATAAACGGTCTAATTCCCTATCAAAAATATAACTATTTTTTTAATGGAATTGGATCAAACTGGCCAACAATAGTAAATCCTTTAAGTGGAACATTTACAGCAACATCATCTAGTGGCAGAATTGATGCTACGGTATATTTTTGTTTATCAAGAACCGGATGCTTAGATTCTGATGGACTATTACCATATAATGATTGTTTATGTAATGTTGGAGATAATCCATTTAGTAAAATTCAATTATCTTTTTATTCTGTTGATGATTCTACAAATATTTATAAAAGTGATGCTATTAGACTAGTATGCTCAGGATGTTTTCCAGTTTTAAAAATTGAGATTCCAAATACTGGCATTATAAAAGAAAAAGAACACAAGATAGATATTAATTTAGAAAATTTAACACCAAATAAATTGTATAATTATTCAATAGAGCCATTAAGTTCTGATTGGCCATTCTCTTTGTCTTCTACTAGTGGACAAATTTTTGCACACGATAAAACAGAAAAATTAACATTGTACGGAGGCTTCTGTGCCACAACAGGATCGTGTCCAAATGGACAAATTGGAGTGATACCGTATTCTATAAAGAATAATGCTGGAACTAAGAATTGGTATAAAACAGAAACATCATTTAGATTATTGCTTACCGATCCTGATTTTTCTACTATAATTTATCGTAGCAATATAGTCAATATAAGGTGCTTAGACTGCACCAGTACTGGTGGTCATGTTGGAGTAGGTGTTACTATTACTGAAGGAAGTAGTTGTTAAACTCAAAATATAAAAGGTAAAATACATGTCAACAATTAAAACAATTGATATTGATGTTAGTGGATTAAATCCTAATAATAAATATAGATTTAAATTTACAAATAATGGCGGCAATTGGCCAGTTAGGGTTACTCCATTATCAGGTGTATTTTATCCTCCGCGTGTTAAAACATATGTTTATTTTTGTTCAACTACTGGAGAATGCCCATCATCAGACTCAAATGTATTTTTTAATACTCATCAAACTAATGTTTATGATCCAGGATTAGCTGTTGGACCCAAGAGTTTGTATAGCGTATTAGGATTATCTGTTACAGAATACGATGATCCTAATGAAATTATCTATACTCATCCATGTATTGTTGAATGTGACGAATGCTTAAGTCAACTATCATTAAGAACGGACTCTGTATCTTTTAATAGCAACGAAGGCAGTTCAGTAACAATAACATCAGAAGTTAATGGATTAGTACCCAACCAATTATACAAATACGAGTTTAAGAGCGCTGGAGGTAACTGGCCAGTTAAAATAGTTCCAATTTCAGGTGTTATAAAAACCTCAAATGAGTATACTAATATAATAAGTTTAGTCTCTTTATGCTCATCATCTAATATATGTTCAGAAAATGATGAAACAGTATTGAATTATGTGGATACATCATCTAGTATAGATAGAGAAGATATCTATTCTGTTATTAACTTAGTCGTTGATCCAATAAGTAGCACAATACAAAGTGGGGCAACATCTTCCTTCTCTGTTTTATGCGATGATTGTTTACCAAAAACCAAGGTAACTATTCCGTCTGTTATTGATTTAAATGCTGGAGATACTTATAGTGGTTTTGATGTTTCTTTAGAGAATTTAATTATTGGTCAAGAATATTCTTATGAATTTAATAGTATAAAAGCTAATTGGCCAGTAATAATCCATCCACAGAGTGGAACTATTGTTGCTTCTGATAAGACAGTATCTATACCAGCAAAGTTAACATTCTGTCCATCCACAGGACTATGCCCAAATGGAACAAATGGAGTATTAGCATACACACCGAATGCTGCTGCTGATATCGATTTTGGCTTATTAGATAAAACAGCTAGACTTAAATTAACACTAAAACAATTATCAAATGATATTTCATCATACAGTAACGAACTAAGTATTTTCTGTAATGATTGCATATCCAAACCCAAAGTTAGCATCCCTGATACTGTAACATTAACAGAAGGTAATGATAAATATACTTTTAATGCTAGTATTCTTAATTTAATTCCTAATTCTATATACCAGTATACCTTTGAAGCTATTGATGCTAATTGGCCATCTACTATTTCTCCAATTAGCGGAATACTAAGCCCAACATCAACTTCAGCATCAATCCCTGTTAAATTATCTTTTTGCAGATCAACAGGAATTTGTCCAAGCTCTGATAATGATGTTTTAGATTATACGGTAGATTCTGCATGTGCTACCAAAGCGGGATATATTTCTAGAAATGTTAAATTAAGATTAGTGATTGATCCTATAAATTATGACGCTCCTACAGCTTATAGTAACGAACTTACTGCTTTCTGTGAAAACTGCATTCCTTCATTACAAGCATCTTTACCGAATAACTTATCACTAAGTTATGGAAATAATTATGTTGATATTACCGCCGATCTTAATGGATTAATACCAGGATCTGATTACTCCTATTCTTTCCAAGGAGTAAGTAGCAACTGGCCAGCTATCTTATATCCAATGAGCGGGGTAGTAAAAGCTACAGGCCCGTTAGAATCGGTAACAAGCAGATTAACTTTTTGTCCATCAACAGGATCATGTCCGAATGGATCTGCTAATGTGCTAACATATTCATTAGATCCGACTTGTGCAATGAATTTTGCTGGTATTGATAAGAATGTTAAATTTAAGTTACAAGTTAAAGATAGTTCATGTAATGATGCTATTGTTTATAGTAATGAGTGCAGAGTATCATGTGATAATTGCTTAAAGAAGTTAGAGATTGTACAAGCTGCTGATGCTGTTCTTGATACTGTTGGCAATAATACTTATATTCTGAATTCTAGATTAAATAATTTAATTCCTGGAGAAAATTATAAGTATACTATTTCTCGTGTTGATAGCAATTGGCCAGTTGTTGTATCAAGACAGTCTGGAGAATTCTTGGCAACTACTGATACCAGAACAATAAAAACAGATATTGGATTCTGTTATCCTAGTGGATCTTGTGCTGCCGATAACAGAGATACAATACTAGTTTACAAAGAAAATTCTCTATATGACGGATCAAAAAATAAATTTGTTACATTAAATATGAATGTTCAACAAACATCTTGCTCTAATTCTGTAATATACAGTAATGATTTTACATTAAACTGCAATAATTGCTTACCAATTACTGATTATATTGTCTCTTTCTCTGGCGCTCCGGTACTAACACTACCAGTTGGTTGTTGTTCTGGAACAAAACTATTATCTGTTGATATCAATAATGCTATGCCAGGAGATAATCATACATACAGATTTATCTCAGCATCACCAGATATTGTACTAACACCAGAAAGTGGTAGTGTCGTATTCCAAAGCAGCGGAAGAGCAAATTTGCTAACTGTTGCTAACATTAATTTAAAAACACAAAATCAAGCCGTTATACAATTTAAACTAACTAATACTAGCAATGCCTTGGAGGCTATGGATTATCTTGCAATAAAATGTGGCCCTGAGTGCATCTAAATAATAAAGGAAATTAATAATGCTGGATATACCCGGTCTTAATAAGGCAAATTATAATAATTGTGTAGTATGGAATGGGGTTACTGGCAATGTAACGGCTGTTGGATTAAATGGTAGTTCCAGCTACTATGGCACTTATGATCAAGGAGGCAATGTTGCTGAATGGATTGAAAATTCAGTTAGTTTCAGTGGATATGGCGGTAGTGGATTATACAGTGTATCAAAATTAACTCTTGGGGGATCTTTTTCCAGTAGTAGTGGATCTATATCCAGATTTGATTTAGATAATAATGTTGGAATTCATAGTGCAAATAGTTATAATTCACTCACTTTAAAAAAAGATATAGGATTTAGAGTAGCATCAACTAGTAATCCATTAAATTTAAGTAATTTTGTCACAGTTACAGGATCATCTGCTACTGATATCTTACCATATTCTAGACTTTATGGCGTATCTGAAGAAAATGGTATCTTTGAAATTATACCTAAAAAAACCATATCTTCCCTGGTATTTGCCACAGGATCCATTTGGGGAAAAGCTCCAGCAAATGCTTTAGCATATAATTACGATAAAAGTCAGCTCTATTTGACATATGATGGAGATGAGACAAATCCATCCGGACTATACTGGTGGAATATGTCAGCAATAAGTCCAATATTCTCACAAATATCTTCATCATCATCATATTTAATAACATCAATAGGGAATGCTGCATATTATGCTAGTGGATACTGGTATTTTAGAGAAGGAACAAATACTCTAAATAAGATGTTATTCTCTTATTCTGGATCGGATAATATTCCGACGGCCACGGGCCAAGAAACGTGGAGCGTTTCATTACCTATTGCTCCAGAAGATAATAAATTTGGAGATATTGCAATAGATAAGTACACAGGCAGACTATACGCCTCTGTATCAACAAATACTCTTTATGTTTTAGATTTAACTCCAACAGCAACAGGAGGAAATCCAACATTAATTAAACACGCTCAATTAACTGGCTCTGATACACCAGCAATATTACAGTTAAGTTTTAATAATGACGGATCAGTACTATATGGTCATCATAGAGATAGAAAAAAATGGTATAAAATAAATAAAAATATAAATAGTGCAAATTTTGCTAAAATAACAGAAGTTATAGCTAGTACTGATGAATCTGCAGACTTTTTAACTCCCGGATTCAGAGATATCGCCGGTCCCGTATCATTTGCTATTAGACCCATAGAAACTAACTATAAAATATCTGCTTTGGAAGTTACAAATAAAGAATACGTTCGTTTTTTGAATGCTGTTGATCCTGAAGGTATTATGGCTGATGAAACAGATTATTACAATGAGTATGGTCAATTAGCTAGTAGACATTCTGGATTGCTATATAATTCAGTTATGTCTAATACTTCTTATGGCGGTGTTGGATTTGATTATAACAATCCTAATGGTTCAAAATATTCTGTATTACAAAATATGGAAAATAAACCAGTTAATTATGTCACAGCTTTTATGGCAATGAGATATTGTAATTGGCTTCATAATAGAGTTGATAATCCTCGTACAACCAACAGTACAACTGGCGCATACGATTTTACAAATTTGTCTCCTTACGGACAATTTGATATAGGAAGAACAACAAGTTCTAGATACTATATTCCATCCAGAAGAGAATGGCACAAAGCAGCCTATTATTCAAATAATATTAATGATGTGGTAAAATGGTCTTATACTAATAGTAATCCATTCGAAGATTCGTCAACCCTACCTATTGAAAATTTAGAGAGTATACCACCAGTAAAAACTGGTTGGAAAATTTTAACAAACGGAGCATGGTCTACTGTTACTGAGATAACTTATAACAATCCTAGTACTAATATAACTATTTCTCCTGGTATATTCAATACATCAACTAATAGTTTTGAAAGTCCTGGAGTATTCGACTTCTATTCTGCTATACCTAGCGGATTTTATATTTATGCTACTCAAAGCAATAATCGTCCATCATGTTCTGATATTGATCCTTATGGAAATGGCCCAGAACCTCAAAATGTTGGACATTTAGTAACTTTTACTAATCTTATTCCTGGTAATAAATATGTTGCTTATTTTACTCTAAGTGAAAATTCACCATATATTGCTAGTATAGACAAGCCTATGGTACCATTCGTTGCTTCTAGTACAACAGAGCAAATTATGGTTCAAATTACTAAATATTGGCCAATGAAGATGCTAGTATTAACAAGTAAACTAATGAATGGTTGTGATATTATTGTTACTGGACAGCAAGCAGTAGAAGATGGATTAAATGGAACTTATTATTTGTCAACAACTACTGATGTTCATGGAAAATATTTTTATAGCAAAGATGGTAAAAATTCTTATCCCAGAATTGGTTTAACTAATCTAGCGCAGGTTCCTTATACAACATATTGGAATTTTCAAAAAAGCGCAGTTGGTGGAGAAAATGCGCTGTATTATATTACTAACCCGCTATACCCTGCTCCTCCAGTAAGCGATACATGGTTAGATGGAGATTATACTAATACTTTTGGAATCAACACGACAAGTACTCCTCTTCCTCATGTATTTTATGAAAATAATACTGTAGTAAAATGCGATAGCCTTAGTAATGACTGTGAAATTGGAGCAACAAGACTTCCGATGGTTACAAGAACAGTTACTAAAACTCCGTATCCGACTAGAACAGTTACTCCAACAATATCACCATCATTTACTCCAACAAATACAAATACTCCTACTATAACTCCAACAAATACGCCGACAACTACTACTACTCCAACAACAACTATTACTCCTACAATAACAACCACATCAACGCCCACAATAACGCCAACAATCACAATAACGCCAACAATAACTGTAACTCCAACAATTACTCCAACAAATACAATAACTCCAACTATCACACCAACAGTCACTGTTAGTCCATCATATACGCCAACTAATACTCCAACAATAACAACAACAACTACCATAACACCAAGCACCACAAAGGTTATTACTCCTAATTATGCTTTAACTCTTGATACAAGAGCAGCAAGAAATTATATGGTAAAATCATATGAAAATAATGTTTTTATACAGTGGGATGGTGTGAATTCTGATCAATTAGTTAATTCCCCTAATGGCATAGTAAGTCTGCCACAATGGTATCATATTGGTTTCTATATTGGAAATACATCTAATAGTATTATTAGTGATAGTGTTTGGATAGCAAGTTATAATAATATTCGAGCAAATCCCACGACAGATTCAACATTTAGAGTTCCTGTAAATATAATTGGATTAATTAATAATTGGAAGCTATCATCTTATAATACTCGTCCTTTATTTATGAGACTATTCACTAGTTATGATAGATATAGTAGTGGAGTATTAAGTAATAATCAAGACCCTAGGACATCAGTATCTGCATCATGGGGATTATTTAATGCTGGATGGTATAAATATACTATTAATACTAATGATAATAATGATTGTGCTCCATATATTACTTCTGTGAATGGATATAATGAACGAATCACATTAACATGGGAACATCCATTTTCCGCCTATAGTTTGGGAAGTACAACCCTATCATTATATAGATATTATCTAGCACTATACGATTCAAGCGATACATTTCTTGGGAATTATACTATTCCAAATACTTTAAAGTCGTATACCTTAACACAATCTCCTGGGGCATATAAAATAAAATTATACGCATCTTTTATGGGCAGCGCTCTCGGAGGATCAGTTGATCCAGAATTATATTCTATGATGAATATACCATCCAAAACCATAACAGTAACAGTGGATCCTTCTGCTTTTTAATAGAAACTATTGAATATGTTAAATAATTGTAATAGTTCAAATTATAATAGTCAAACTATTTGGAATGGAATTAATGGTAATTTATCAACAGTAGGATTAAATGGGATCTCTAGTTACTATGGAACCTATGATCAAAGTGGCAATATTAATGAGATACTGGATACTTTAGTTGATGGATATGCTAAATTTAGGGGCGGATCTTTTGTAAGTTCTAGTGGTCAATTAGCTAAAAACTATTCTGATATTAATTATGTTGACGGTAAAAGAAATGATATTGGTTTTAGAATAGCAAAAACTTCATCATCTATAGACTCAACAAATTATGCTTTAGTAACCGATAGCAATAATACTGGAGATTCTGATAATAATAATTACGGATCTGTAACTTATAATTACCAAATTAAAAAATATCCAATAACCAACACAGAATACGTTGAATTCTTAAATTCTGTAGCATCTTCTTCGAATTTTGCTTTATCGTTGTGGGTTACTGAAATGTCTGATGATCCAAGAGGAGGCATCTATAGAACAGGATCTTCATCAACAGGATTTACTCATTATGTAAAAACAGATATGGGTAATAAGCCAGTTAATTTTATTAATTGGTTTTGCGCCGCAAGATATGTGAACTGGTTACATAATGGAGCAACGCCTAGTAGTAATATTGAAGTCGGAGTTTATAACCTCAATGGAATGATAGAAGGAACATCAAAACCAATTGCTGCTAATAAAAATAGTTATTGGATACCGAATGAGAATGAATGGTATAAAGCAGCATATTATAAGGGCAATGGTTCAAATGCCGGATATTGGACATACGCTACTCAAAGTGATAGTGCTCCTAGTTATGTTGTAGTTACCGATAGTGGAGATGCTTACAAAACTAATCCAGAAAGCGTATGCTATACAGCAACCCCTACTCCAACACCAACAAAAACCACAACGCCAACGCGAACACCAACAAAAACACCTACTAAAACTGTTACATGTACTGTTACTCCAACGAAATCACTAACAGCAACTAAAACTCAAACTCCATCAATTACCAGTACACAATCATGTACTCCAACAAGAACAATAACCAAAACAGTATCTCAAACTCGTACAGTTACACCCACAATTACTCCTACTATTACTATAACCCCAACAACAACAAAAACTGTAACGCCCACCAAAACAACAACAAAAACACCAACAAGAACAAGCACAATAACACCAACTCCATCAAAAAGTTTTGTTGTGCCAATCAATATTGGTCAATTAATTTATCAAAATTCTATTTATGCTGGCGACGATATAGAAATTTTATATAAAGGATTTTTATTACAGGGTAAATTAGTACCAAATGTTGCGGTATTGTATGAGCCTCCTAATGTGACACCAACTCCAACCCATACGATAACACCATCAAATACGGCTACTCCAACAGTAACCCCAACAATATCTGTAACATCGACTATTACTCCTTCGCCAACAATAACCAATACTTTAACTATTACTCCTACTAAAACTACAACATCAACAGTGTCATTGACACCCACAATATCTCCGTCTCCAACAGTTTCAGTATCAGTATCTGTAACTCCAACTATAACATCTACAATAACTCCTACAATAAGTTTAACAGCAACAAGTAGTCCAACACCAACGGTAACATCAACTCCAACGAAGTCTTTGACGCCAACACGAACGCCTACTAATACTCCAACAGTTACAGCAACAATAACACCTACTATAAGTATAACCCCATCTAATACTGTTACAAATACTCCAACAGTTACTCCAACTAATAGCAATACCCCTACTATTACCGTTACGCCAACTATTAGTATAACTCCAACAATAACCGAAACATCTACTCCGACTCCTACTATTTCGGTTAGTGTTACTCCAACCATAACCTCAACTGTTACTCCGACAGTTAGTCCTAGTTTAACCAAGACAACAACACCCACAATAAGTGTTACCTCTAGCATAACGCCAACTAGAACAATGACTCCAACTATAACTGTCACCCCAACAATTACTGTTACTCCTACCATTACAGTTACGCCATCAACAACTAATCCTATTCCTATTCCTAATGCTGTTGCATTAGGGTATAATTCTGATAAGACTATGGTTTCTTCTGACACAGGAACCACTTGGAGCTTAAAGAATTTAACTTCTAATACTCTTTGGACAACCCTATCGTATGGGAATGGTATATTTTTAGCCGCTTCATATAATAGTTTTGTAATAAATTATTCTAATGATAATGGAATAACTTGGCAATCATATGATATGAGCGATGATTTGGTTGGACTGATTCCTTTATGGGTTAGCTCAACATATGATCCAATTAATAATAATTTTATATTAACTGCAAATACTAGTTCAGAAATTGCTATTATCAAATTTATAAATGGTAGCGTGTATCTTGTCACGTATGCGTCTTTACCAGCAACATCAAACTGGAAACTAGTTTCATATGGAAATAATCTACTAGTAGCAATAGCAGAAAATTCATCAAGTTATGCTACTTCTGATAACGGAGGAGTATCTTGGACCCAAAGATCTCTTCCTGTTAGCAAAAATTGGGGAGTATTAGAGTATGTGAATAATCAATTTATGATAGTTGATGCATCATATAGCGGTAGTGTGGTGTTAGTTAGTAGTGATGGAATTAATTGGACATCTACATCTATCGTATCCGTATCTTCACCCAAAAGTATATCATATGGAAATGGAGTATATTTAATTACAGGACCAGGATCCACAATATTAAGATCATCAAACGGAACATCTTGGACGAGTGCTTCGCCAACATATTTTACTAACGGTAGTTTAGCAATATATAAAAATAGTAAATTTATTTTAATAGGAATAAATTCTAGTATTAGTTATACTTCAACTGATTGTGTAACATGGACAGTAAGAACTGGTTATGCTTATAATTGGATTGATATAGCTTAAAAATAAAAGATATTAAGGATATTGATTATGGTTTATTCATTAGAAGCGTTAAATTCAGACTCTGATTTTGCGACCATACAAAGTCCGGTTGGTGGAGGTACCGTTCCTAGCCATGCTGTTATGATATATTTTAATGGAAGTGGTATTCAGGATATTGCTGGACCAACACCTTTCATAGATTTTTCTACATCAGTTGAACGAAATGATGCTGGAGAGCCTTTGGTTTTTACTAATCGTATAACTCTAACTGGTAAAATTGCTAAAGGAGGAGTTCCAACACAAGTGTCTAATGGTAGCGGCATAGGACCAGTAATGCAAGCAATCAGTGGTCTTAGTCAAATTTTCAAGCAAAATACTTGTGGTTCTCTCGTAATAAATTGTAAAACATCACCCAGCGAAACACCTACTAATTTATTCGTTGCTGATGGTGTTAGATTAGTAAGTTTTGATGTTAATAAAAGTAGTGATAATTGGATATACACTGCTGACTATACTGCTATTTTAGAATATTTGGAACCAGCATATACAGGATGGTATGTAAAACAATATAGCGATGATTGGACTATTGAGCCACTAGAGGATTATATATATAGTAGAGGAAAAATTAATGTTATTCAAAAAAGTGAATATGATAATCCTAAACTATTACCGACAGCTCCTAGCGATACCGCTGGACAACCGGCAGGCACTCAAACTAATAGTGGAGGTACCTCTGTAGGCTCTGTAGATATACATTATCAAAGTATTCCTCAGTTTAAAGTATCCAGAGTAGTTAGTGCAATAGGAATTCCTTCTGGAACCGGTTTCTGTAATGCTCCTGGATCAAAAATTGATCTCGATAGATATCCTGCATTAGCAGTATCAGCATTTCTAAATGCTAAAAAATGGGTAGAAGAAAGATCATCATCTGTTTTTGATAAAAAAAGCGGAAATGCATTATGGTCACCATTTATGGGTGGCGGTGGTGGAGCTAACGGAGCACCGTATGCTGGATATTTTTATAACCATTTACGTTCTGTTAATTTTGATATTCATAGCGCAAAATATGAAATAAGAGATTCTTGGTTGGCTATGCCTACTGGAATTAATTTTATTGAAGATTATTCATTGCAAATGAGCACGGATGATAAATATATACATACTGTGAGAGTTGAAGGAGAAATAATAGGTTTAAATATTAGTAGTCCAACTATAACAGGATATCCTTATGTTAGCGGCAGCGGAAGTCCCATAAAGCTAGACCTAGCTGCTTCATCAGGATTATTGGATAATGTTAATTTATCTCCTTCTGTTATTGACAGTAATGCTGCTTCTGCTGTAATATCAATTAAACAAAGTAAATATTTGAATGCGCTTAGTGGTTGGATATACGATGTTAAACCATATATTTATAGAAGAGCTTGCATACCAATGAATAGAGAAAGAACTAAGGGTTATGTGCCACCGCTACAAAATCCACCCAAGCCGCCAAATAATCCTATATATTCTAAGCATGGTCCATTAAATATTATTCCAATCAGCACTTCTGAAACACATAATCCTAAAAAAGGAACAATATCATATGCTTATGAATTTAATAATAAATTTACTATTATAAGTGGTGCTTTATATGAGAGTATTAATATTGAAGAAACCGGTCCAACAGACGTTATCGGAGAAGCATTTGTTTTGGGCAGATCACTGGGGCCAGTTTTACAGAACTTGGGAACTAAAACATCCACTAAAAAAACGGTAACAATAGAGGTTGGTGTTGTGCCTCCTAGTAGTATGCAAGGCTTTTTTATGCAAAATAATACTTGTCCATTGTGGACAGGTGGCACGGTGTATACTACAATAACAGGAATAATAGAAGGATTAAAACCATTCGGAGATAGAGCTTCTTTTATCTTTGGAAATACTAATTTTAATAGAGGAAATAATAACGCTCAAGGACAAGTTTATGTAACAGCGGATAATCAAACATGGGATCCTACAAATGGCCGTTATACAAAAACTGTTGGATGGGTCTATCAACAATGTACAAACAGTAAGAATTATTTAGATTACTAATATGCCAACAACAGAATGTAATAATTTACAAAGTAAACCTATTGCGCAAACATTATTCTTAGGAGCTAGTGTAGCTAGTTTTAATACTAATCTTGGTTGGGGCACTCAACCTTCGCAATTAACAGTAAATTTAGTAGAAGACGAATTAGCATATAGCTGCGATCCGTCCCCTAACATTAGCGGACCAAATGACGGTAGTATGTATCAACAGTTCGCGAAGGGTACTTTTGCAGATAACCATTATCATACTTGCGATGGTGTCGGATGCTATGCTGATAAATATACAGGACAAGTAGCAACTGCTAACACACCAATAGAAAATAGAATCATTCCTGGAAAAGTATATTATGAACTTCAAGAGACTGTTGGATTAGTATCAAAATATTGGTACGATCCTGATCCTGGATTTTTTGGCAATAAAACAAGAATAAATGAAAAAGGAGTATACTCTTCAGCAAACGAGAGTACTCATCCTGGTTACAAATTTGATATTATTGATACTCCTGTCTATTTTAAAATGGGACAGTTTCAATTTGGAGGATTTGTCCAATCATGGTCCAGAAATGTTAGCAGCGGAGGAAAACAGTACACCGTAGTAGTTAATGGACCTCAAACTATTTTGAATTCTTGTTATGTTATAGTAGATAAATATGCTGGAGCTATTTTTAGTAAAGCAGCAGCAGTAGGAGGGGAGCCAGGATCTCTAAGAGGAGGACCAAAAAATTATTTAAAATCCGCCGGAGCAAGTTATGATGATACAAATTTGAATAATGGAACAATTCCTAATATTTTTAATGTATATGGATTTTTAGAATCCTTGGGAGAAGGTAATTTTGGAGTTGCTAGACCAGATGAAAGAGGAGTAAGTATAAATTCTATTTTAGATGCACTAATGGTACTAACATCTGTTACAGATAATAGTACAACAAAACTCGATACGATTATAAATTATAGAGTTGACCATGCTGTAAAGCGAGCATTTTCTCCTTTTGGCAGAATAATATCAAAGTGTATGCAACGAGAGGATAATCAAAATTTATACGAACCAATAAATGCAGCATGCAATCAATTTGGAGTAATATATCCACAAGCTCTTAATGCTATGACGGCATCTACTACAGGTAGTCCAAGGTGTCAATTTGTTTTAGATTTACATGATGTTATATATACAGATTCTACCAGAACAACAAAAAGATTATCAGATAAAATAAAAATACCAGGACCATTTCTCAGTATAACAGATTTATTAAATGATATCGGAGATAGGGCAGGATGTGATTTCAATATAGAAATGATACCACGAGTTTATAATCAAAAAATATATCATATTATTAAAGTAAAAGCAATATCTAGATTAAAACAACCAAGTACTAGTATTATTGAAAATACTATAAAGTTATTAGAATGCAATAATTATGCTATTACATCTAATACAACAGGGAAAGAAAAAAATGATACCCCTAGCAGATGTTTATTAGTTGGAGGAAATCAACAAAGATTATACCAAGTTAAAAGTTATAGATTAGCATATAGCCAAAATAATTTTATATTAAATCCTAGAACTAAAAAATTTGTTAATTACTATTCTTTGTCTGCTGGAGCTTCCGTGGGAAATGCTCTTCCAGCATTAAATAATCCATACGGACACGGAAAAGTCAGATTTCCTAATTTTAATAGTTCAAGAAATCCTATGATATCAGACTATTTAGGAACAGCCAATCGGGTTGAAGCATCATATGTTAACATTTTAAAAGATGAAGATAAAATCCAAAAAAATGGTGGGAATAAAGATTTTAGTAGTGAAGATCTTGGATGGCAAACTACAGAACTTGGAGATAGTATATCTGTAAATTATGGTAATTATGAAAAATCAATAAAACGTAATCATGGTAGTAATTTTGCATCCGGCGCTAATGGACGATGGTTTCCATTATATTTAGATAATATATGTCCATTTTTTGGTTTTGTTTTAGATAATAAAGTAGCATTAAAAGTTGATGCAAATAATAATACTAATACAGAATTCAGAAGAATACGACCAGTTTGGTACGACACATGGACTGCTCAAATATCAATTATTATAAGAGTATCCGAACTCCCAAAATTAAATGTACCAATTAATCGAGCATATCTAGAGTCAGGGGCTAGCTTCGATTTGCCCAAAACCGCAAATCTAGATCCTCCAACAACAACTTACGACAATTTAGGACTATTATCATCGTATGATCCTGTAGAATATTTTGTATTAACAGAGAGCGAGATAAGAGCCGCTATTGCGGGATTTGATAATTATTTAGTATATTCATTGGCTAAAACATACAAACCAGATTTAATAGAATTAGTAAGACGAGCATATTATATCAGAACACGAAATCAATTACGAGACAATATGGGACTTGATGCTGCAGAGGCTAGCAAAGCAGCCGCACAAGAAACAGATTGGTACTGGAAGCTATTAGGGCCAAACGTTGCTGGAGATGAACTTTATCCAACAGCAGCTTATCCTGATAAAAATGATGGTAGTCAATATATTCAAGAAAAAGCATTACAGGATCTAAAAATTATTCATAAGTTTATTACCGATATTGCAAAAAATTATGGTAAAAAATATATGGTTTTTGCTGATCAAGTAAGATCCTATAGAGAAGAAAATTTAACACCATATGCTTTTCCTACCAATATAGGATATGGATATATTTTTAATGGTGGAGGTAATTTACGATATAATTATACTCCAACAAATGATGGAGCTTGGGAAGAATATGGAAATATAATTGATGATAGTATGGTTGTTGGCGGAATGGAGTGGATGGTTTTGAGCGATGAATACGGTAAAATAAAACCAATATTAGGATATAATAATAATTCTAATTATGACTATATTAGAGAAGCAAAATGTGTTGCTGCTAGTAAAACCACACCTATGCAAGAGATTATTAAAGAACAAGCTAATCCATATTTTAGTTTTGATAGTTGGTTAACACTAAATGAATATAAAACTACTAACTGTGCTAATAGTTATGTATTTCCGTCATTAAATATAGCATCTTTACAATCTGATGAATATGTGGTTGTGAATCAAAAAAAGGGAAGCTCCAGTATACCCACCTCGTTAACTAGTTTTGAGAATCTAACTAATATCACGCTAAACGGTAATGTTGGCGCATATGATGCTTGGAATAAATTATTGGTTGATTCAAATGGATCTTTACCAAGATCAAAAGTATACGTACCGACATCTGTGCAAGAAAATTTTGTATTTTTAGATCCTGTGAATCTTCAAGGAGCAAGAATACTAGTAGATTCTCCTGGTTTGGAATTAAATATTAGTAGCGAAGAAAATGCAAAAGATCCTAACAGAACAGTTATTGCAAATATTGCGGCGGAAGATTTGATACTATATCTAAAAACCACTTTATTCAGTTCATGGGATTTTGATTGGATAAGATACATGTTAAATTATATAAGTCCTTTGGTGTTTGATGATAGTGATAATCCTTATTTTCTAGGACTATATACAGTATCATCCAATCATACTGCAAATAACGTTGAATTGGCCCCAAAAGCTGCTCACCCATTTTTTGCTGGTATTCCTATAAAATCTAATCAATTTGTTTACGGACCATGGACAAATTATCCTGCCCTAGAAGGAACAGGCATATATCCATCTGGACAAACAGTAACTCAGTCAAGCACATATCCTGTTACTTGTTCCTATAGCAGTCGTTCAACAACACAGATAGAAGTTGATAAGGCACTAAATAATCTTATTTCTAATATTGCTATTGATTTTGATGAAGATTTAGTTCCTTGGAATTATGGAGGTATGCATCAGCTAGATATTGTAGCATACAAAGAAGCTCAAACAAAAATAAATTATCAAAATGTTGTAGAGACAGCTCAATTAGAAATGCCAGGATTACCATTATTTAATATAGGTGGTAATTTTGCATTAGCGAATACAGGATTACTACATGACATAGTTGTTAGTGGTTACGCTTATACTGATGCCAAATACAATCCACCCACTGCTGTGGTTGATTTGTCATATATTCCAGGAGCTAGCATAGTAAATTCATCAGATGGAACTGATAAACAAACAATTATTTACACAATTTTAGATTTAAAAAATCCTAGTTATTTTTTTGATGGACCAATTATAACAGCTTTACAAACTAGTGTTGGTCAACAAGGCATATCTACTACATATGCTTTTAGAACATATACTAGAAAATTAGGATTATTCAATAAAGAAGAAACAGACAGAATTAAAAGAGCCAATGCTATTAATCTTAAACGAGGAAAACAGATTGCTCAAATTAGTCAAGAAATTAGTAATTTACGCCATAATGAAAGGGAATTGTTATTACAAGAAAGATTAAATAAAGCTCAATTTGGAAGCTCAGATTTATCATCCAAATTATTTAGCTGGAGTCCTAGTACCGTTCTTGTTGGACAAGCATCTCCTTTAATCAATGAGCCATCAAGGACGCCAGCAATAAAAGAAGATTTCTCTTTATCGAGTAGTCCTGGCGATTTTAATACACGTTCATCTGCCGCTACAAAATGGCAACTAGTACCTAGCTCTGATGTTGGTCAACCGTCTAGTAATTTGACAACTGATAGTTCATCAACAAGTTTAAAAAATATTGCAAGAGTAACGTCCACCGTACAATTATTTCAGAGAAAAGAATTACAAAATCAATTAGATAAAAATTATGGAATGCAATCCGCCATGAGTCTTGATGGATTATTATCACCAATATCTTTTTATCCAACATTTAAAAATTCTACTTTTTCATTCTCTTTGCACAATACTAATAATTGTCCATTTTGTAGAGGTTCTAAGGTTAGAAGTTTAAAAGTTGTAAGATACAATAATAATGGAAATAGACAAGAAACTACAACATCAATAGTTTGTGATAAATGCGGAAATCCATCAGAAAGATTAAATGCTAAAATAATACCAGATAGTGATATTCCAATTAATCTTATAACTCTAAATCCTATAGTGGTTCCCTATGGAGAATTTAAAAATTCTAATAGTCAAAATTATGCCGGGGCGCATCCGGAGGGTTTACATGATGATATATCTTCTATGTCAGTATTGCCAGATGGAGTAACACAAAGAACATTTAGAGATAGACTAAGACACTGTATAGAAATTGTTGCAAGAGGTTCGGTGCCTCAGAATCAAATAAGTTATAGTTTAGAAACTAGTAGAAATTTAAGAGCACACACCAATCATCCTAATGGAGTTCCTCCAGCTAATTTAGATTATTATAACTATGATTCTGCTTTATATAATATAAGAGATCAGGCGGGCGATGGATTGAATATGTTATATGAAACCAATCAAAGATTTTTTGGATTAAGAGGACCATTAACATTACATTCATGGGGATATGACGACGAAGGATACCCTGTACCAAATGCGGCAGATGAGCCGTTAGCATATGATCTTTATGGGAGACCCAAAAGATTTAAACTTAAGGTAACAGCAGGAGCTACTAAAAAATATGGTACATTATCTATAGGAGAATTATTTACTATTTCTGGAAATACTAATATTTTTGCCAAAACTTTTAATTACCAAAACTTGCCTGAATCTTGGAATAATCTAACAAGTGATCAAATAAATCAAACAGATGTAACAACAACAAAAATTGAAGATGACTATAACTCAGATGGTGGCTTTGATCCTGGAGCAGCGAATAATTATACTGCTGGTTTTAAAGGTAGTATAATAGGTAAAACTCAAAAAAGGAATGGAGGAAGATGGTCAGATAAGGTCAAATTAAATGACTTTTATCTTAATTGGGCAGAAAGACCTGACCTATGGAAAGTTGGTCCTATTGATTTATTTTGGGACAAATCCAGAATGGTTTGGACAGCAGGAGGTTCAGAAGAAATTGATCCACCCTATATTCTTAGTAATAGTAATGATATTACCACATTAAAGACATTTTTAGATAAAAAAAGTACTAGAAAATATATTTACAGAATGATATATGCTACTCTAGAAGAGGATTTAATTAAACAACCTGATTTTGATGAAACATATGTTACCAGAGCATATATAGATGATTTTGAATTTAGCAATGAACCTTTACGACAAGGATATAGAAGACTAATATATATTAGAGATAAAACAGGATATTCTGCACCAAGAGGAACAAAACTATTTTGTAGATACAATGGCAAAACAGGATTTTACGAACCAGTAAGCAAACCATCATTAGTTGTTAAGGGGAAAATTAGTAGTGCTACTCAAGCTATTATTGATATGCATTATGTTCCCGGAAGGAGAGCCGGAATGGTTCCGACCATGACTGTTAATTTTGATAATCCTTTGGGTTTTACAACACCTTCTAATGCTATAGCAATATTTACATTCATAAATGGAAAGTGGACACTAACGGCAATCAAATAATGTTTAATTCAAGGATAGTGGACAAAACTAGTAATTGTAATATTATTAAACACTCTTTATTAGATGATTTAGTAAATTATAGATTAAATGCTGGCAGTATAATATATGATAATGGTTCATCATATAACATTACATATAATACCAGTAGCCTTAGTAGTATGGTTGATGTCCAGATTTCTGGAACATATAAAGATATATGGCAACCATTATTTATTGATAATGATACTTATGTAAATAATAAATTATTATCAAATCATGGTAGTTGTTATAATAGCAATACTAATTTAACTAGTGGAAAATTGGGAATAGAAAATATTATATCTTTTACTCCTCAATTTAAGAGTTGGACAGCAACAAACTCTGTAATGTCTATAGATTGGTTTTTGAACGGAGATAATACTCCGTATGCGGTATATTACGGTATACTCGGATGGTTTAGGAAAAACGATGAATTAAATCCTAATACATTGGGTAATGGATCGTCTGGTGCTGCTATGTCTATAGATTATTTTCCAAAAGGAACAAGACTAGTAAAAAAGAATGCCTTGGATGGCGCCATCTATATAAAAGTAGATGATAGTACTCTATATAGAGTAGATGCTCAAAATAAAACACTAACAAATGGAGCATGGGTATTTAACACAGAGCAAGGCACAACCAATATCAAAGTCTCTGATCTAGGATCTAATCCAGTATTTCAATTAGCAGACAGATACTCTGTTGAATATACCTCCAATAATCAATCTGAAAGATATCTTATACAAAATAATAATATTTTTAGTAGCAGTTTAAATACAGATGTCACTTTATGGATACCAGATGGTGACTGCTTTTTTTATCATAATAGTGAACAAGATAAGGAACAGGCTTTAAATAATGGTATATCATCAAGATCATATATTTCATCAGGTTTATACAGTAAATACGCTGCTATATATCGAATACTAACACTAGATGAAAAAAGATCTTTTTTCCGTAAAAATCTAAGAAAAGCCAGAAACTATAAAAGAATAGCGCATGCTTTAAGTACAAGTCCATTTATTGGAAATTTCTCTATCGAGGCTCTAGATTATCCTGAAATAAGAAACTTAATTAAAAATTATGTATCATCAGAGAGTACAAGAGATACCGCAAATGGAAATTCTTCTTCCATAGCAACAGAAATTAAAAATTTTAGACTCCTATTATTGAATGTTAGTAGATTATTGCAAAATACAACAACAGATAATAGTAATAAATCTTTATATTTAGATACAAAATTTAATACACATACTATCAATAATAACATTATCCATAGTGCATCAGAATTATTTAATAAATTAATTGTAAAATATGGGGCTCATTTATTGATAACCTCCAATGCAGCAGTTTCTGCAAAACAAGATATTTTAAAATTTGATAATACTGGAATAGTAATTAGTCAAGTAATGGACTCATACTGTAATAAAACTTTCAACAATAAAAAAGTTTATAATAATCAAAACATAACATTTAGTAATACAAAATTTGAAACAAAATTAGATGAATTTAATAGTAATATTAATATATTAGTTAATAATCAGAAAAAAAATAGTATACCTCTGTATGATGCTGGTAAGCCATTGTATTATGACTCTAGTACTGGTGAGTCTTCATTTCTGTGTCCGAGTTTAGTTTATAAGGGAGAAATTCCAGGACAATATAGAACTAGTGGAGGTTATTATAATGACAATGCTAATGATACTATTAGGTCAAATAACAAGACTTTTTATGATTTCGTTTATAGTACGCCAATAGATGATTTTGTAGAGACTTCACTTTCTACCGATCCACAAAAATCACATTGTTCTTTTCTATTAGAAAAAGGTATATCTCTAAATGCTATAACTTTTGCAGGAGTGGAGCGCTCTTATAATGAATTTTCTGTGCTGCTTCTTGAGTCATACCTTAGTGGTCAAATCTCTTTTTTCTGGGAACAAATATCTGGACCTCAAGGTACTTTTGGTAAAAATGAATTATTATCGGGCACATCTAATTCAGTTGTATTCTATACAAACTATACTGGTAGATATATTTTTCAATGTATGGTAGCGACTCCATTCGGAACTTTCAAAAAACAAAAAACAGTTTATGTTGTTGATGGTAGACAATTGGTTCCTGATGGAAATGGCGGAATGATGGCTAATGTAGTTTCTTATCTGAGATATTGGGATCAAGAATATAAAGTATGGGTAGATCCACCGCCTAAAGATAATAGATTATTATTAGATGAAATGGAACCACTAATCTTGGATAAAGATAAAGTAACATCTAATACATCAAAAATTAATAAGTTGGCCATTAGCAATTATCATGGGGTGGTTTATCCTGTTAAGACGGATTTTTCTGTCAGAGAATATATCGGGTCTTTTGGTAATCTAGCACAGGATGAGGTATACTCGTTATCTAGTGATTATATATTTAGTTTTGCCAATGATTATCAATATAATTCTCAGGGATCATTAAGGTTAGAGTTTTTACCAAATAATACCACTATTAAACTACATTCAATTTGGTTAGAAAAAATAAGAACTAATAATAATGATGAATGCTCACAATGTTTTAGTATGTACATTCCAAAGCTTAAAAGTAGAAAAGTTAATGTAAAAATATCTAGTACAGATAGCCAGGGAAATGTTATAAATACTAGTAATTACAATTTTAATAAGACTATACGTGCCAATAAATATCCAGAAGGATTTAGTTTAAGATATTACGAATGGGATACGGCTCGTAATATGGCAAAATGCAATCTTGATTATGGCGGTTTTGATTTCCCAACTATTAGTACAACAAAAGCTCCAAAAATTAAAAATTATGGAGGATACAGCAAATCTTTTATCGATTCAATTGGAGTAAATATTAATGGATTAACCAAACCTAATGTGTCAACACAAGATAATGGTATTGTAGCTGGTTCTGGTGCTTCAGCAATTTTGCCTCCTATAACTGGTTTTAAATTAGACTATAGAGCTAATGTAGATCCATCAACTTGGAAAGTTTGCTATCAAAAAGCTGTCACTGTTACTGGAACAGGACTTGTTATACCGTTCAAGAAGGGGGTTTTGCATCCGAATAGTGGTTGGATTTCATGCTCTGGAGGAACAGATTATGCTATTCACGCTAACAGGTGTGGAGTTTTAAAATTTAACCCCGGAGCTAGGGACTCTTTTAGTTTTATTGGTCCACAAATAACAAGACTACGACCAGGATCAGTGAATTCTCTGGCTAATGTTATAGAACCTAAAGTTTTTTCTAGCTCTATAACTCTTGGAATAGCCAGAGATATACAATGGGATCCAGAATGTGATTGCGGCCCAGCTACCGAAGGTGGAAGCACAACACTATATAATGAAAATCAGAAACATAAAGATTTAGTAGATATACAAATAAATAGATCTAATTCTAACCATGGCTATAGAATACTAGCTGGAGGAAAACCAAAACCGATAGAGTATCCAGCCACCAATAATCATCCTATAGTTAGTGATGAATTTTTAACTGATCAAACACAAACAAATTTTTCTTATTCTTTTGCAGTTACCGGGCCTCATTCGCTTCCCGAAAAAATAGCATCAAGAGATGGAAGAAAACACTTCAGAATACCGAGAGTGAATGGATTCGGAATTAAAGATATTGAAGTAAAATTAAATTTTTTGAATTATGTTAATACGAAAAATATTGTTGTGTGGTTAGATGTTGATTTAGTTAGTTCTGAGCAAGCAGCACGTTTCTCTTCTACTTCTACAGTTCCGTCGTCTCCATTAAGAAATAATAAAGAATTCCTAGATCAAACTCTTGATCCAAGGATATTTTTTGGCAATTATTCTCCAGGACATGCTTCATTGAGTGGGGCGTTGTATAATAGTCAAATTGAAAATTATATAACTGATTTAGTTGGTATGAATAGTCCACCAACAGGAGACTCACAGCAAGCTGGCGGTAAGTTTAAGTTATTTTTGTTAAATCAGGAATCATTACAAAATAATAACTATAATTTTAGTGTTAAATTTTCAGATCATGCATCTAAGTTTAATACGGCATCTGATATGAATATGCTAGGACCGGGGTATGATCATCCATTAAGCCACGAATATCACATGACCGCACAAATTTATAGAGAACAAAATATTATCAGATCAAATGATGAGCTATTGCCTACTATAGCATCTACCGGATATTCTGATAGACAACATTGTGAATATTCTTCAGTTATAAGACATAATAAATTAAATGTTGGTAATGCTACTTTTAGCAAGTTTGTTGCAAACTCATTATTTAGAAACAAAGGACCAACCGATGGGCCATGTCCAGAAAGAGCACCAAAACAGAAAGAAGGAGATTTAGATGGAAAAACAACATTCACATTAAATATTATGGTTCTTGATGAAGAAGATGACATGAATGTGTTAGACTCAACAATTAATAGCAAATATATTTCTGGTCTTGAGTCCACAGAGAATAAAAGCAAATCGCATTTGTTATATAATTCACTATGCAATTGGGAGTTAATTCTTCATGTTGGCCCAACTAGAGATCCTATTCCTAACACCAATCCAAGTTTAGCCTCTTATGGTAATAATGATGCATTATCGTTAATAGATTATAAAAAAGATCCATCCTATCCTGGATACAGTTATATTGCCGATTTAACGCACCTAAAACATTTACTACCAATAGCCAACTATAATGCTCCATATTGTTCCATAGCAGATTCTGCTTTATGTTTAACATCACAGGATGATCCTACTGGACAAGGTGTTATGATTCAACCCCCAGTATTCCCTACTTATGCATTAGTGCAGATAATCGCTGGATTGGCAGCCTTTGGAGCTTTAACCGGAGGAACTTTAGTTGGAGCATTAGCGGGATTAGATATGGCGGTAAATAATCCTGCTTATAGAGCTATTTTTGACTATTTTAAAGAATCAGCATTTTCAGAAGAATTAACTAATCAGGGTAGACAAATATACTCTCCGAGTTTTGCCAAATATCCTTTTGGTTCTCCTGAAAAAATGTTAATCAATTTTAAAAAACCAAATTCATTGTGGTATAGTGCAGAAGCTTCCATATTTAAATATGAAAATACTCCGATATTAAAACCTGATAGATATAAATTTCTTAGATTGTCTAAAGATAATCTAGATTTTTCTTTCAGTATTGTTAATTCTTATGAAGATTTGGTTGATCCTAAATTCATTAAAACAATAGTACAAGATTGTGAATCAAAATCGGGTGATCCAGAATTTCCTTCTGGTATGATATTACCAATGGTATATAGAGGGGTAATGATACATGAAGGGGATATAGTTAGAATAAAATTAAATAATATTAATCCAAATGATAAAATTGATCCTAAAACCGGTAGTGGTATTGTTCGATGTGATACTATAAATGATACGTATGTCGCTATTTCTGCTGATGTTAATGGTAGTGGCGGAGTATGGCCATCATTAGAGACTGATGCAACTCGATTATGTCAAACTAGTAATCATTTTTTACAACATAATGTATTGCTAGGAAAAGATAATATTATAGATGATGGGGATTTTGGTCAAAAATTTACAATATTGATTCCTAGCAAAGTACCATACGATATTTTCCAAAAAGATGATAGATTATATGATCCAGATAGTCCAATAACATCAGTATCTAAAATTGTTAAAAAGGGATTAATCTTTAAAGATAATAGATACTATTCATTATTTGTAATGGATCATAATATGTCATCATTTCAAAAATTATGTCCAACTAATGATATTGTATTATTTTTAGCATTTAAAAATGAAACTACAATACAAGATAAAAAATCTAAAGGATATAATATATGGGGATTAGACTCGGCTAATCATAATGTTTTTGATGATACTGTTAGCATAGCCCCAACCACACATTCTGTTGGTTCGTATGGAGATATGTCATTATTTGTTAATAAAAATATGTTATCAAATAATTTACATTTTAATTCATTACAAAGTATATATGATGTATTTAATAATAGAGAAAATGATAAAATAAAACACAATAATATTAAAATTTTTCAAGATACTAATTCCAATTTAACATATCTTAACCAATATACAAATACTTATTGTTATGGTTTTAGCTATTCAAAAGAAGAGTTTAATAGTTTGAATCTTAGATTTAGAAAAGAAAGAACCAATAAAGATTTTTTCTATATAGAATCAAACACAGACGATAGTGCAAATTCTGAAATAGTTATAGATGCTATAGAACAATCTTCTTGTAATAATGAGATTCCAAATAATTTTTGTATCATAAGAACAGATCACCAAAACTTTGGAAGTATAAATCCTATTCTTCCAGCAGAGGTGGTAAAAGGAGAGTTAGAAATAGAAAATGTTTATACCGAATATGTGCCAATGAAATCTATAACAGATACAGAATTTTCTTGGATTGTTAATAGATTAGCAACAATAGAAAGTACGGGAATAGATACTAATTTAGAATCATCAGTAGGATCAGCTGGTGGAACATCAATAATATTAAATTCTTCTAAATTAGAGTATATACAAAAACACTATAATAAGCTAGAAGAAGATCCTATTGATTGTTATACTCAATCACCAGCAAATCAAGGAGCCTGCAATAAAAAGAAAACATATAAGAAAATAAAAGAACTTTATGATGAGCGCAATTCTATAATTCAATTACTAGAAGAACAAGCAATCAAAATTGCTCCTACTGGATATAAACTAAAATCTACTTTACCAATAGCTGATCCGAGAAGAATATCTCCTAATATTTTACCAAAAGTAGAACCAGTAATCTCTGGTATTGACGGAACGTCATATGGTCCTGTTTACATCTATTATAGAAAAGTAAACGAAGATCATTATTGGATTAATTTAGATCCTAAACAGTCTTGTTTTCAAGATTTTGAAAGTAATCCTAAAGTATTAATATCTACAACTTATAAATGTCAAGAAGCGAATCCTTTACTTCTTCAAACTACAGCTTATGTAGATAATAATATTTGTCCATTTTTTACTACCAAACCAGGACAGCAAATAAGTTATGTTTTTGGTAATGATGAAAATTTAACCTCATCTGTTGATGAATATACTTATAGTATTAGTACTAATAAAATAGATCAAGAAAAAGCAAGATATGTATCTGAATATCCCGCTATTACTGGTTGGACTAAATTTGAGAAAAAAAGATGGTTTAATATTAATGGTGATCAAACTATGGATATGTTATTAGGGCCAGGACAAGAAGTTACAGTAGAATCCACAGAAACCTATTGGGTACCACTCACCAATGAAAATCAAGGAAATGATCAATCTGGAGATACTCTAACTCTGCCAGGAATGCCCGGATGCCAAACAAATATAGGAAGTCCACCAGGAAAAGGTCTTGTTGTATCAAGCGATAAAAGAGTAGGTAAACCAACAAGGATACAGAATATAGTTAATTTGGATCAAGTTAATGACTTATCAGTTATGGTAAAAAGAGTTCCAAGACTACTAAGAGGTGCTGATTTACTTTCAACGATATATAGATATGGATCAAAAGCAGAATTCAGACCCGACTCTGCTAAAACTATGGATCTAATACCATTTGAGGTTGATTTAACAGAAGTCTATGGTAATATTAACAATAGTTTGTATATTTGGACAGCATTACAAAGAGATGGTACCGAGTTTAATAGGCTCGCACCAGCAACATTACCGGACTTTTTTAAATTACAGAACGAGATGACCTTTAGGGCATTTTTTGGTAGTGTTGATAAGATAGAAAATAAGGCGAGCGTTGCACCAAGTCATTTCCCATGGGAATTAATACCATACGAATATGAATAATCTTTGTGAATTTATCCAGATAGGTGTGGACGAATACGAGTGCTCAAAGTGCGGCATGATAATTGTGTCTTATGACGGGCCTCCGCCATTTATATGTTCATATATACCGGAGATTAAACCGGATATAGAGTCCGATTTATTCTGTTCATCTGAACAAATAGAATCAAGATACAAAGTATGTCAAGCTTGTGAATACTTCATAGAAAATTCTTGTTCACAATGCGGATGCAGAGTTGTTCGTAATGCAGAGTTTAAGAATAAACTATTTTTCAAAAACCAAGAGTGTCCTATTGGCAAATGGAAAAAAGAAATCTAGTTCTTATCTTTTGCTGTCCATTTATGCCAACCCTTATTAGGTAGATTATTTCCTTCGTCATCTTTGCGCTTCGGGAATAATGTTCCACCTTTTTTGTGTTGACCAAATGCCAGAATAGCACCACAATCAGCACATCTTAATTCATAATAATCGTTGCCTTCAACATTTCTTACTATGAATCTTAGATTGGTACTTCCACATAGTCCACATTTTTCTTCTGCAAAAATCTCTTGGATTAGTGCTAGTTCTTTAAATATCTCTTTTTGACCAGAACCTTCTAGTTCAAAAGTTAGCTTATCACTTGCTTTATATAAAACTTTCATAATTATTTCCAATCGCTAGAGTAGCCCATAATATCTTCTGATATCTCTGATATATTCTGTTGGTATTTTGACAATAATCTAATAACATTAACAGCATCGTCATGAGACATAGAGTAGATATTATCTGTGGGTAATTGATTATTTTTGAATAACTTAACCACATTTATATTAAGTCTTTGAGACATAACGTCAATAAAATTAATCTGATTATTACTAATTTTAGATACGCTACTATTATCTGGATTATCCTCAATATCTTTGGCCAATTCTTCGGCGGCCACAACTTTTCTCAGTTTCAAAGCTCTTCTTAATGCTCTGCCCTCTGCTCGTGTTTCTGCCACAGCGACGGGATGGTTCCTATAAACCTTGTCGCAATTACCCCAATAAACGTCCGCGGCGCCATCCACAGTTATCATATTTAAATGACTAGTCTCTGGAGTCCCGCCATTTAAATGGTAGCACAGAGTATGAACCACGGTTGCTCGTTTTTCGTTATTTGGATCAGGGGTTTGAACAACATTGGAACTTGATACTACAACTTTACAATTTAATGCTATTTCAAATACTCTTCTTAATCCGTCTGTTGTAGGATTACCATTAATTTTTTCATCATCAGATAATAGACTTAATACATAATCGGTCCATTCTAAATCGGTCATATTTGGAATCTTTTTTTGTTCCACTGTATCCATTTTTGCTTCTTCCATTTTTTCAACTTTGTCCTTTTTAGCCATGATTAGTCCTCTATATTAATTTTTTGTGGCACATTTTGTTGTGATAAATTATCTAATATCGGAATTAACTTGTTAACAATTTCAGATGCTCTTGTTGGTGAATAGTCTTTTAATTGCTTGATTCGTATAAGATGCCATCCGCGTCCTGTGATTAATCCTTCCTTTTTTTGATCATATCCAACATTTCTAGCCAAACTTTTTTCTCCCCATACTGGCTCAAAGTGAGATGGTCCATCCACTTCGATGGCCGTATTTATACTAGGTAAGAAAATGTCAATTTGCAACTTTGTATTTACCAATGATTGTTCTTTATGAAATTGAACTTGGTATCCAATACTTAACAGTTTTTTATGAATGAATTTTTCTAATTTTGATCCTGTTTTACTGGTTTCTCTAACTGCTTTAATAGCAGATTGCTGCATATAAATTTTCTTATCGTGATCTAGTTGATCCCAATTTAACTTTGCTTTCTTTTTTCTGTCAGCAAGTTCTTTTTCTGTAAGTTCATCCCAGGACTGCATAACGCCTTTGCCGATTTGGCTTTTTGTAAACTCTGAGCGCTGTTTACCTTTGGTGGGATGAGTATGCTTACCAGATTTTAAAGCATTTTTTTGCGCTTCTGATTTATCTCTTATTTCTAATTTAAATTTTTTTGCATCTCTTCTTATTTTATTAGCATATGTTCCATGCATAGATGCTATATCAGCAAAGCTATGTTTTTCATTAACATAAAGATCAGTTATAAGTTTTAATTTATCGGTATCAGATAATTTATCATATGAATTTTGAGACTTCTTCATAATTGAACCTTTCAGATATTCCTATTGGTTTTTTCCAGCATATATTGTATATATTATAAGTATCAATATCATTAACTAAAATATCTAATGAATTTTGATCATAAAGAGAACGCCACTCGTCGTATCTTGTACCAGGATTGGTTGCCCAAGGTAATGCTCCAGTATATAATATTCTCTTTTTTAGATTAGGAAATTTACTAGTAAGTATAACACTGGGTAAATCAAATACAAAGAGTGTTCCATTGAAAAATTGAGATTGACTCAGATGCAGTATCGGTAAGTTATATACATTAGACTTATCACAATAACTGTTAAATACAACAGTTTGATTATATGGATTATTTTTTTCTACCTCTTTAATAGTAGAAAGTATAGTATCGTGTACATCATCGTTAAAAATTTTAACCAATACAAAGCCTACATCATTCATATTAAAATACTTTCTTGGATAAAAGTTGCGCAATCTTTGTAATCTTTTGGCTCCTTGTACGTCACTTCTGTATAGTTTTGTATATTACCTATATCTAAAATGATACTGCCACATATACTAGCTTCTAAAGAATAGTCATTTTTATTATTTTCTAGAGACAAATAATATTTGTTTGACTGTAGGACATTTCCCTTATTTGGCTCGTCTAGCAATCCAAGATTCTGATAGTGTTGGATCTTATAGTTATTAAATAGTTTTATCGGAATAGTAGTTTTAGGATATAAGTAATTATTTATGGTCTCTGGAATAGTTTCGTATCCGTCTATGAAACACACTATTGATTCATTTTTAATAATAGACTCGTCATTATAAAATAATTTAGTATTAACTAAATTTTTAGGTAGTAAAACGGATTTGTACTCTGGTTTAATTTTGATGGTGCTAATATGAGTTACTGATAGTTCTTTGAGATGATCAAGAATTTCAAAAGATAAGTTTTCATGATATATGAAACACTTAATCTTTGTGGCAGAAAAATCAGATATAAATTGAATAATTTCTTCAGTAATTTTATTTGCGCAAAATATAGCATGTGTTGGATTGTATGAATAATATGTTTTGTATAGATTATTGTCAATAATAGCTCCCACGATATTAGTATCAGGGATGGTGCAGTACATACTGGTTTGTATGAATTTAGATTTAGAGTTTTGTACTAATAAGGTTTTCATATAAAATTTTTGGCTTTAGCTATATCCTTTAAATTACAAATTTTCATAATTGATTTTTTGTCTATATATTGTTTCTTAAATACTATTTTTTGATTAATCATTTCATTAATTAGTTCAAAAAGATACATTTGTGTTGTATAGTTACTTGTAAATAAATTTCGTAATACTGTCAATGCTTCTTTGTTCAAAAAGATACATTCTGACCATAGTTCTGGTAAATCATAGAATAAATATTCAAAATGGTGCTGTGTTGAACATCCAAGATTAAAATTTTCACGAGTTTTATTTAGTAGAAATACTTTGCATTCATTATTTAGCATAGTCTTGGTAATACATTTATCTTTGAATAAAACACCATTAGAAACAATAAGAAGTTGATCGCAGTTTGTATTTTGTTCTAGATATATCTTGATGGAATACGCTTGATTGGTAGTTTTATAATTCTCATTATATACATAGCTAATATTCGAATGGTTGTCATTAATATTATCAATGATTCTTTCGGAGTCAAATCCTGTACAAACTGATATTTTGATACTTTTATCTATATTTTTGATTGATTGTATTTGATAGTCTAATACTGATAGTTTTTTTTTAATCTCAAGTAAGGATTTTGATCCTATGGATTTCATTCCTTTCGTGATTTCAGGTACCAGTATTAGAGCATTAATCATAATACGATATATTATCCATGTACGATTCTTTGATTGCTTCACCTAAATTAGCACTAATATTTTTATATATTCCATTCATATTTTCTATTGTTAGAAATATACCATAAAAATAATCTGAAGATGATTGACTCATTAGTATAGCTAAATCTGGTTGATCAACATTTACTATATAATTAATTCTATTTATACTATCTTTTTTGATAGCTAATTCTAAAATTTCTCTATTGACTATCCATATAAATTGACAAGATGACAATCTCTCATCGGTTGAGGTAGAAATTTGTAAAATTTCATAATCTTGTTTATCTTCTAAAAAGTAATGCAATTTCCAAGCGACACTTTTACCCAATATCCTGTCACAGACTGATTGGATTTTTCCCATGTCATGACCCATTCTAAATGCTAGATTTATACATTCTGGTTTTATCTCTAGTTTTATAATTTGATTACAGATATTTTCTATATCATCCGTAATATCTGCTATATAAAAGAGATCGTACTTGGGCGCAACTCTATTTTTTGCATATTCTTTTATATTAATATCATTTTTATTTGTTTCGATCTCGTTTGCCTTATCATTTGATATACCGTATTTACATAAATAATTATGAATATAGTTGTAATTATCAATAATTTCTATTTTTTTAGCATTGGATACTGCATCGGGTATATAAAATTCACAAGATTTTTCAGAGGATGCTTCTTGAGCAAAGTAGCATTTCTTGCAGGATGTATTAATGTTATTCATATCTTTATCCTTTCCATAGCCAAGTCAATTGTGCCACCTTCTTGTAGAACTTGTTTGATTTTAAAGGTATTTGTATCTATTTTAGTATAAATATCTTCTGTAGATAATATTGATTGTACATTACTATTAATTTTTAAAAATTCTTGTCCGCTTATCTTATTGTGCAAAAAGTTATTTGCGTAAGTTTTCATATCTAATATACTAAATAATATTGTTCCACCAGGTTTAACCTTATTAATTAGTGTGTTAAAAATATTATCTATTTCTTCAACTTTTACATAGTTTAAACAGGAACAATAGATGCCGTCTGCTGAGTGATTAATTATTTTATCTAGTTCAGATAAATCTATATTTAGATTATTAGAACTATTCGGTACATAGTTTTTATATGTTATATTATAGTGTCTGTTCATAATAAAAATATCTCATTCTTTTTAAGATTGGTTATATATTCTACCATATTATTTTTAAAAGTATCGTAATCATATTTTGAATAGATTAGTTTGGAACCTTCTTGTCTTATTTGATTATCTGTATTATTTGATAGAATATTTGTTAATAAAGTTAATATATCGTTAAAATCCCTAACGCTATGCATAAGAGGATTGTCTTGGTCATTTGTTATGGGCGAAATGCATTCTACTCCGCAAGACATTGCAAAAATAGTATTAACTATATTACCAAAATCCAGACAAACTTTATATTGAGACAGAAACTCTCCAACACTATTGATAGGTATATTAGGATTGATAGTCTTAACAATATCTGTATTTGGTATATGTGAAGATATTGTATTATATAAAGATTCTATTTGAGGATTATTCTCTAAATTGAATATTAAAACATTTTTATGTCTGGTAATCGATTGTTCTGTGATAGGAATACCATAGTTTATTAGTTTTGTTTTATTATCTCTAGGATACCCCCACGATTGTAAAACATGTTCACTAAAAAAAATCTTATGTATATTTTGGGTATTATTTTGTAATAGCGCCAGATCTTCTTTTTTGAAATTTGATGGTGGAGGAGAATGGAATCCTATAATATCTTTTAGGTGGGACTGATTTGATAATTTTTTTGTTTGGTTTGTATGTAATAAAAAGTTATTTGAAAAATAACAATCATAGTAATAGTCAGATACTTCATCTCCATCAAAAAATAAATTTATCTCATCAATATCATTTATAATATTATCAAATAATCTAGAACTAGGAGAATAAAGAATATTGATTCTATTATTTAGTGTACCATATGCTATATTTAAAATAGAATTAGTAATGTTGTTCATATAATTTTATTAATATGTTGTTTCTTAAATGGTATTATAGTTTCACTATATGTTTTATCTGATATTGCTCTTTTGATTTTTGTGTCTATCGATTTATATGACACTCCAGAGCAGCCAGTTTCGTATATACAATGATTTCTATCATAATTATACTCATAATCATCTACAGTAAATGAAACTATAGATTTGTTAAGAATAGTAGCCAACTTGTTATTTAACGTATTTGTATTATCGTCTTGTAAGTCTATGAAAATATCACCCGTTTGATGGGCAACAAGTATATTATCTATTGTAGAGTCTATAGGAGCAACAATAACTCTATTGATTGTGTGTTTTATATCGTTTTCATTATATATCTTAGATATCATACTTTCAATATCATTCTTAATTTTTGCGTCTATATCAAATAAAAACAGTATCAAAGAACATTCATTGTTCAATGTATTTCTGATGAAAGACTTGCATAGATAATTAATATTGGTTACATTATGTTTATAACTACCAATAAAATACAATTTTTTAGTATTGTCTAAAATACCTATATTAAATTTATTCTTTGGTATTGAAGACATGGGGATGTCATAATCATAATTTTTGGTTTTATTTGATAATTTATGATTGGTATTTGCAATTCTAGCATAAGCATTTTTTGTATCTGTTAAAACCAAATCAAAATCCAAAAGTTTACTGATGGTGTTTTCATCCAATATTCTCTCATTTAAAATTGGTATAATAACATTTTTCGGAACAGAATGAATTTTGATTGCTTCTTTAGGATCGACATTCTGTATCACCATATCATAATTGTCAAATCTATTTTTTTCGCTAGCAAGAATGGAACTATCACCAATATCTACTGGTTCACAATTATTCAGATAAATCGGTCTTGCACTAATTTTTGTATTAGACTTTGACAACAAATTGGCTAATACGAAAAGAGAAGTTATTCCGATCACACCCTTTTGTCTATACGGCCCTATATATAAGATATTCATTGGTTTATTTATTCTTCAGTCTTGAATATAAGATAAAATCTTCATCAAATTTAACATTGTTATCTTTTGCTTGTTTTGCTTGATTATTATTATCTATGGATGTTCTGATGTATTCTTTAAGATCATTAAAACTATATCCCATAATACTAGTTGGTCCATTTTGAACAAAACCATAATCAGCGCTATTTAGTAATTCTAATATTTTTTGACTACCAATCATTGATGCATTTTTCATATTATTATTTAACATATGCAGCACATTATCAAAATTATTACTAGTAATATTATCAGTATTGCCAGTTAATGGCTGTAAATAGTCTCCAGTATTCCAATTTGATCTGTATCCAGATGAATCCAAACTATCTAAATATTTTTCCCATTTCTTAAAAGTATTATTCCAATCATAATATTTGTGTGTCAATTCATGGGTTTCAAATCGCTTTTTATCAAGAACCGGTTTGGGTTGAGAAGCTATATTCAGGATATATTCTGCTAAATCTTCATTATCTGGATATACTCTGATGGCTTTTGTTTCTAACTCTTTAAATGCTGATTTAATTTTTATTGGATAAGCATTCAGTTTATCTACGATATCACACATAGCACTATAATTAACAGTGGCAATAGGAACACCACACGCTCCAGCTTCGACTTGTGGCATCCCGAATCCTTCGCAAATAGAATATTGTACATATAAGTCAAATATATTATATATATTGCTTAAATCTTCTGAACTGACACCCTCAGTAACAGATGGAAAATTATTAGATTTAGATAAGCATCGTTCACAAACTTTGCTTGGTCCTTGAAATTTTGAACAGGAAACTCTTCCACAGTTTTTACATAAATATGTGAATAGTACTTTGTTGGTTAATCTATTTTGTCTAAGTATTTCGGGTATGTCCCAACCCATATCTGGATAACTGGTGTGTAGATATAAGAATATTTTATTTGCTAATTCTTTGTTGTTATCTGCCTCTAGCCTATCTAACAAAATTCTGAATGATGCAAAAAGTTCGGGTATTAATTTCCTTTTTTGGTTTCTCATAACCGATCCAACAATAAAACTATCTTGGTCTATTCCAAAAGCCGACCTAATTGAGGTTCTATCTTTGGGTCTAAAAATATTGCAATCAACACCCGGAGATGTTGTATCTATATAGTTGATTTTACCAGAAGCTTGGTTCTGTAATACTTCGGCACCCCAATCAGAATATGTGAAAATAGCATCAGCATCTAAAAATGTATCAATCCATTCTTCTTGTTGTGGAGACGAATCTACAGTTGGCATTAATATCCAATGAAAAAATTTACGCAGAGGGGATATTCTCTGGTAGGCGGTCATCCAGTAATCTCTGATATCTATCACAACGTCTGGTTTAAAGTCTAAAAGAACTTTTTCAAAACGCCATCTTCCGAACTGGTTATCTCCTCGTGATGTGTATTCTTTGTGTCTTGGATCTGTATCTTTAACGGCATTGGCATAATACTTCCATCTAATGGAAACATCTCTAGGATCATTAACAAAACCATACGAAGCAAATTCTGCTATATCGTATTTATTTGTATCGTATAATCTATTAAGAAGTTCTTTAGTATAAATTCCAAAACCAGAATTGATAAAGCTGGCTTCGGAGCACATCAAGATTTTAAGTTTTTGTTTCATCATAAGAAGATAAAAATATAGGGGTGTTATTAGCACCCCCATATCTTTAAAAGGGTTATCCTATATTTATCAGAACGCTACTGGTTCCTGGGCATCCTGCTTGGAATTCTTAGATAGTCTTGTGATCTTAGAAAAGTTATTAACTCTTACCTTAAGACTACTATGCTTAACTCCATCCTTTTCCCAGCTATCATTTCTTAGTGATCCTTCTACCATCACAAGATCGCCCTTCTTGAATGACTCAGCGATCATTTCGGCTCCGCTATCCCAAGCTTCGCAATTAATAAAGGAAGTAATCTTATCCTTATCTCCGCTAGCCTTCGTATACTCGCGTGATACTGCAACAGTAAAATTTACTACTGCTGTTTGCTTTCCGCCAGTATTAACATTTCGTAATTCTGGATCTCTAGCAAGATTACCCTTTAGCAATGTAATATTCATAAATCAACTCCTATGTAAAAAAGAAAACTCGCAACTACCATATTATAAACTGGGCCACCACCGTGTCAAGAAACAGGATTAAAACACTTTTCCACAATTAGACCATCCTTTGCTTTGCTGCGATTACCAGCAAATACCAGTATGCTGCCTATAAATAAATATGATCTATATTGTGAAAATATTTCTGGAAAAAATACAACAGTATCCAGAGTTCCATATTGATCTTCTATAGTCACAAAAGCCATTTCTAATCCTGGGTTTTTACCATTTTTTGTTTTTGTCACATTTATATTAGATATTTCTCCTACTAGAATAATGTTTTCTTTCAGCAAGGAAGTCTTGAAAGTTTTACAATTACAGTTTGCTGAACTAACATCATAAACATCTAATTTCGAGCACGTAATTCCTACTCCTAGTAGACTATTTTCTGAATCGGACAACCATTCAATTTTATCGACCAAAGAATACGGCGGACGCATCAATGACTGTATGCAATTATTTATTATTTCTTTTCTTCCTTTTATTAATTTAGTATTATCATAAATATGTCTCATAATTTCCAGAACACCAGCATCGCTCTTTAATGAAACATAGTCGTTAAAAGATGTCAATTCTTTTTTTGTTAATCCACTACATATCTCATATTCAAATAATAATTCTGATCTGTTTTTCTTAAAATAATCAAATGCACCAGAACTAATTAATGCTTTGCTTGCTATCGAATTAATATTAAGTAATACAATTGATAGTATTTGTGGCCATGACATAGATTGTACGTCTTGATCTTTTGTCAGATTTATTATCTTATTATAAACCGATTGTCCAACACCTTTAATATCTGTTAATCCAAAAAATATTTGTTTATCTTTCAGTATAAATAGCTCATTAAGATTTCTAAAATCAGGTATTCTGATATCTATATCCATTTCAATAGCATTTCTCACAAGTTCTTTTATTTCCTGTTGAGGATCAATTTTGTCTTTGGCAAACCTTAAATAAGATGCAAAAAATACTCGTGGAAAATGAGCTTTAGCATATGCTGATAAATATGCATTCATGGCATAGCTGATGGAATGACTCGCATTAAACAAATATCTTTGACTTTTCTCAATCCATTCGAATATTTGTTCAGCTTCTTGTTCGTTTATTAGTCCTTTGTTTTTTGAACCATTAATAAATTTTTCTTTGACCTTAGCCATCTTATCAGCTTGTTTTTTGCCGATAGCTTTTCTAAGATCATCTGCCTCTTTCAGATTAAACCCAGCTAATTCTTTGGCTATTGACATGGCTTGTTCTTGATATATCATCTCAGAATATGTATCTTTTAAGATTGGCTCAAGAGCAGGATGGAAATAATCTATGGACGCTAATCCATTTTTTTTATCAATATAATGATTAGATACGCTTTTACCATCTCTCATAGCCTCTAAGCATCCTGGTCTAAGAATGCTAATAAGACCAGATAGTTGTTCTATATTTTGAGGCTTCAATTTCCTGGCCATTGTTTGTCCAAGTCTGGACTCAAGCTGAAAACACCCTTTGGTATTTCCAAGAGATATTAAATCCCAAGTTTTTTGACAAGTTAGACTAATGTTAGAAAGCTTAGGTGAAAAATCTATTTTAGGAAATTTTTCATTATTATCTATGACAGGGAATTTGCAACCACACTCAAATGTAAAAACCTGACCCATTATAAATTATGTTCCAATAAATGATGATTTAAATTTAATTTTATTTGATAGATTTCTATGTAGTTTAAGAAATCTAATTAATATATTAGCTGTATCCTTAACATCCTTAAGAGCATCGTGAGACCCCTCTTTATCTATACCAAGATAGTCTCTTAGATTATCTAATGTATAATTTTTCAGTTCATTATTGCCTTCGAACCAGTAGAATACAAGATTCATAATATCGATTACATCTCTTGGATAAAATAATGAAGAGCGTCCTTCTTTGTTCAGATTGTTATACTTTTGACTTAGACGTTCTATTATTCTGAGATCAAATCTATTAATGTTATATCCTGCTGCTATTGGAGCACTAAAACAAGATTTTTTACTATTTGATCGAATATGATACATCTCTAGGTATGAGATAAACATATTCCAACCATGTTCTTGTTTTTGGTATTCTTTCCAAGACTCTAATATTTTATCTTTTGTACTTCCTCTAACTTTAGCATGAAAGTCTAGTACGTCAGAGTCGGCGTATGAATAGTCGGGCTTTTCTTCTAATATAAGAGGTTTAACCGTTATATTAAACTCTGAATCTTCTATGATTTCTAACTTCATCGGATCAACCATGACCGCTGCAATCTGAACTGGACTGCAGAGGTCAGGGTTTGCTCCGTCCGTTTCTAAATCAAAAACGCAAATTTTTTGTATATTAGCCATCTACTGTTACTTCTGTATTTCCTGGAAAATGTCCTTTTTGATTAGCATCGGCTGAAGCATAGCAATTGATACTTTTGCAACAACTAATTCTAACCTCGTCTGTTTTAATATATTCTACGCCATTAACTGTAAACTTTTGACCAACAGCCAATTCATGAAACTGTTTTTTCATTTTATTCTCCTTTAGATAGAATGTCTGATATAGTCATTATTTTATCAAGCATAGCAACACCAAGAATATCAAATTTGATTAACCCCAAACCTTCTAAGTCTTGCATTTCCATCCCTGCTATTGATTGTTTGTTTTTTGAATCATATACCATAGGACATACAGAACTTAGATTTTCACTACTAATAACTACACCAGCCGCATGTTTTGATTGATTAGATTTAGTTCCCTCAAGCCTGATTGCCTGCTCAAATCTCTTAGCAAGAGGACCGGACAGGGAGCCATCCTCACTAATATAGCACCATTCTTTGAGTTTGTCAACATTGTTTTCTAAAGCCCATCTAATAATAGATGCCTCACCTGTATCTTCTTTCATCTCTTGAAGTTCGTCTGCAATTTTTGCTTCATCTGGTATAAATTTAGTTATTCTATTCATTTCTTCAAAACTAATATTGTCATAAACTCTTAGTACTTCTTTTAATGCTCCTCGACCTTTCATTGTATTAAATGTTATCATCTGAGATACTTTATCAGAACCATATTTATTTTTTATGTATTCGATAATATTTTCTCTTTTGTTAATAGGAACGTCAACATCGATATCTGGCATAGATATATGATCTGCTGTATTTCTACCTTCATTATAGAATCTTTCAAATAGCAAATTATATTTTATTGGATTAATATCTGTTATTCCGATAAGGTACGATACTAAGCATCCAGCAGCACTTCCTCTGCCGGGACCAGGAAGCCATCCGCTCTCCTTTACATAGTTTACTATATCTTGAACTATTAAAAAGTAACTGGATAAACCAGCACCCTGTAAAATGCTCAACTCAAATTTAATTCTGTCAGCATATTTTTCATGCTCTGATTCTGGAATATGATTTATAACCTTTTGTCTCCAACCATTTCTGCATAGTTGTCTTAAATATTCGTCTGGATTGTCGCCATTAGGACATTTAAAAGCAGGAAGTAGCGGTTTGCTTAATATAGAATATTCTTCACATAATGAGTCAATATATTGTGTATTTTCTATTTCTTCTGCTGTGTGCCAAGATATCATCTCTTCTGGATCTGGTATATGAAAATTGTCTGATTTGAAAAAACAACTCATTGGCACGTCCTCATTGGATAGCAGTTTTTTATTTATGTCAATAAGCGTTGTTTTTAAATTGTTGCACAATAGAATTCTTTGATCAATCGCATCTTTCTTTTCACAATAATGAGCATCTGGAGTTGCTATAACTTTTGTTTGACTTTTTATTCCCAAAGATCTCATAATATCGGTCATGTCTTTTTGTTTGGGATTAAATTCTTGATCCATCAACTGAGCTTCTAGAAAGAAATTGTTTTCGCCAAAGATTTCTTTCATGTGCGAAATGAATGACAAAGATTTGCTAATATAGTCTGAACTATTTTCTTCTACTATATCAGAAAGTGTAGAACCAAGATGGCCGCAAAATCCGATGATATTACCATCTAACATTGGTGCAAGTCTGTCGAAACTAATTCTTGGCTTATGATAGAAATTTTCAACTCTGTTTGTTTCTGATATAATTTTAACCAATGTTTTCCAACCAGCTAAATTTTTAGCAAGAACCAGAAAGTGACTCAGATTATTGTTGTCTTTTTCTTTAATATGTGAGTCTCTATTAGAGATATATAATTCGCAACCCAGTATGGGTTTTATTTTTTTGGCTTTTAAGGCTTGATAAAATTGTACGCATCCTGATATTGTCCCGTGATCAGTGATAGCACAGGTCTTAATACCGGTATTATAGCACCTATCGGCTATTTGATAAGGCTTACTAATCCCATCCAAAAGACTATAGTGGGAGTGAGCATGAAGCACAGAATATGTTTTTGTCATAGTGATCCAGGAGCTTTGTAACTTCCAAAGGAATGATTCTTGTTCTTGTACAAACCCATTGTAGTGTCGATACCATAAAGATCAAGATCATGTTTTATTTGCTCGCACTTTGTCATCGTTTGACCAACTCTACATACCTGACCGTCCCTATATTCTTCTATTGGTTGAATATGAGTTCCCTCAAATGTTGTTTTGCCAAAGTGACACAATTTACTACACATCCAGCTTTTATTTAATCTAGGTTTTTTTGTACTTTTAATTGCTTCAAATTTTTGTCTTAACATATCTTCGGTCGATTTTAAATCTGAATCATGGAAACAAATAGAAAACGGACCACCATCATTGATGAAATAGATAGAAAAAATTATATTTTCAATATGAGGATATAAATGTTTAATAGCATAATGGTATATTTTTAATTGTGGATCTTTTTCTAATTTTTCTTGGGTTTTTTCTTCTCCTGTAGCCCAATCTAGCCTACGACCGGTTTTCCAATCTATTATTTCAATTGTAGAGTCATTAACAAGTGTTATAAGATCTATGGTGCCTTTTAATGCTAAATTACCTTCTAATTTTTCACCATTACCAATATCGTAATTATATTTGGCCCATGGTTTTTTAATCTCAAAATCAAAATGCTGTTCTGGACATAAAATATTCCTATTCCTAGGATCAAACATCCCATTATTAAATTCTATCGCTTTATAAACCCAGCTTTTACAGTCTTTATGGTCTTTTGGTGACCACTTATGATGTTGTGCATTAAGGGTATAATATGAGTATACTTTTTCTATTATAATATCCAGATTATAATTATTAATATCTAATTCCCCAATCAAATCATCATTAATAGTACTCTGGCCATCCTGCTCTGCTTTTTTCATAACTGCCAAAATTTCAAGAACTTTGTGACAGATTGTTCCTTTGTCTGCCTTTTGTCCGCTCAACCCTCGCCACCCTAGAACGTATTCTGAAAAATACTGCTGTTCACACATATTATGCGTATTATATGAGGAGCTTCTAAAATATGTAATTATAATGGGAGTATCTCCTCTAATAGTTTTTTAACTTGTGTAAATTGATCTAATAAAGAAATGTCCGAATTGTCTAGCACATAATCAAAATTAGTCCAATCATAATTATCTTTATCTAATACCGTTTCGCTTAGATGATCCGACTCAAATGGATTTCTTGTCAACCTAATAACTTTTCCACCACTATTTTTTATACAATCAATTTCATTCGGAAATCTACAGTCTGTTATTACGGCAAGATCTGGTTTCTCTCTTATTATCTTATTGATTGTTGCTCTTACCCATACGTTCGTATCTAATTTTCTAAAAATATCTGTACCAACAATTTGCATAACGTCTCTGGCTGATAATTTTTTATCTTCCCATACTATATTTGTCATTTCATTTTTATTAGTATCAGAACCATAACATTGATCATATGTTAAGCCAAGAATATTGATGCATATATCGGTTTTAAGTATATCTGCAAAATTGTATACTTTAATTTTTGAATTCAATTTATTGATTGCTTGTTCTAGTCTTGGATCATTATATTCTTCCATCATTTTTCTAGGATTAAATATTCCTTCAAATCTAGTATCTCCAAGAATATCAGATATCAACAATTGACCATCTTCATCCATGTATATTTTTTCACAATAGTTTAATTTAGCTAAATATAAAGATAGAATAAAATTACCTATCGTACTTTTTCCAGATTGTTTTCGTCCAGATATTCCTAATATTAGCATAAATAATCCTGTATTTGGGGAACTATTTCGAGTTTAATTTGCTCTGCAGTCATATCTGCAACATCGTTATATGACAGTTTTATGTTTTTAATATTGTAAGTTCTACCACATTTGATCTCTATTTGTTTTGCCGCTTCTTGACCAGCATTATCGCTATCCATGATAGTTATTATATTCATTGCTCCAGAAGCATCCAGAATCATTTTTTGTTTATGGCTCATTGAAGAACCGAAAATTGCTACTGAATTATGAATACCAGACTCCTCTAGTCTCCATACATTTCCCGGACTCTCAACTATGATTACGGTTTTTGTTTCTAGAATGAATTTTTTAGCAAACCAATAATTATATAGATGTTCTTGTGTTTTAAAATTTTTGTTGTGTCTCCATTTAGAGTTTAGCCACTTATCTCTATCACTGGGACATTCTTGATTAATATTATGGAAAGATGAACATTTATTACATTTTCCAAAAATTGTTCGCCCTGTGCATCCTGCCATTCCATTCATATCATTATCATAAACTGGTACAACAGCGCGATTACTCATTTCTTTACCTTGTCCTATACAGTCTCCGACGTCATACTTGATTAATATGTCTTTAGAGAATCCTCTGTCCATAAAATATTTTGATGGTATATTCAAAGATTTAATAACCAAAGATCTAGATACAAGTTGTGGTTTATTTTGTTCTGGTGCAATGTTTTTAATAGCATTGATGAAATTATTTTTCTCTTTTGCTTTTCTTGTTTGTTTATGATCAGATGGATCATGATTTGCAAAATCTATAGCAAATTTTAGAGCCTCATTAAATGAGATCATGTCATCACCGGATTTTGTCCAGCCTTGCTGACTAGATAAGCATCCTCTAATAAAACCTATGATGGATGATTTGAAAACATTTTCACATTGGTGTGTTCTGCATTTCCAATTACCTCTATAAGAATCTCCTTGATGATATAGATTAAATGCAGAGTCATTGTCTCCTCCATGAATTGGACAACTCATGGTTACCATTTTATCCAATATCTTATAGGAGTCTATACCTAATGATATGAGTAAATTTTCTATATCGTCACAAACCAAATCAGATAAATGCTTTAACTGATATTGATCATATGAATGGTATTTCTTCTGCTTCTTCATCGTTGTTTTCATCGACTATAAATCCGTCCTTTTGCTTATTAGATCCGCTCATTAATTCTAATCTTGTCTTACCTTCTGTTATTTTTGCACACCATCCCTTCATGTGGCAGTTTATATAATCATTATCGTCTAGTCCTCCTCCATGGCGACTAATTAGTGGTACTAATTTTCTATTACCAGCATCCTGTCCATCTTCCGCAATCTCTTCGTCGCTTTTTCTTTTGAAGATGGTGAAGTTGCTGCATAACCATATAATACGATCTGATCCGCTTGCGGTGTCTGTGCTTTCTTTAGTTATTCCGTCTCTATTTAATTGAATAAAAGATAGAATTGGTACTTTATATTGTATTGCAAAATTATGCAATGCTGTCATCATAAAGCCTAGTACTTGGTATTCTTTCATGTCCTGACTGATACCTGTACTATCCATCAGTTTTAGATAGTCATATATTATAACACAGTCTTTTGCCGTACCATCATCGTTAAGTCCAACCTCTTTGACCAACCATCTTCTCATTATAGATAGTTGTTCTTCGAATGGTTTACCAGCAATACTTTTATGATAAAGACGACTTTCTTTTAGTTCTTTAATTGCTGCTTGTATTTTAGAAAAAGAGCTTGGGGTTTCTGAAAATTTTCCAGTTTCAATCTTATTGATCTCAATTTCAGATGACATGGCAAGAATCCTATGAACATGATCTTCTCTAGTCATTTCTGTGTCCATATTCAAAACTGGTATTTTTAGTTTACTAGCTATATAATATCCCATGTTATCTGATAACAGGGTTTTACCAACTTTTGGTCGAGCAGCAATAACATTAACGGTTCCTTTTCTTAATCCTCCACCGATAGCCTGATCATAAACAGGAAAGCCAGTTGATATTCCTATTTGATCAACCTTATTAGATTGTAGAAATTCGATATAATTATCAATATCGTTAGCTATAAAGGCTGGTGCAGCATCGCTATCGTTAGATAATGATGAGGAAAAATTAAATATGGATTCTTCGGCTATTCCTATAATATTAGATATAGATTCGCTTCCAGTTACATCAAGTAACCTTTCCTGAACCTGATCCATCTCTTTGTGTAGGAGTCTGGCTATTTCAAGTTTCTTTATTTTTGAAGCAAATTTTCTAATATTTTCCAGATTAACAGGAAAATCAAAGATGGCTCTTAAATGTTGAGCTTCTTCTTTTTTTGATAGTATGTTTGATAAGTCTAATTCTTGTGCTGACGAATAAACTGACGCCAAATCAATATTGGGTTTTGGTTCTTTTTCACAAATATTTTTTAAACACTTGAATATTATTTGATTACTATCTATTGTGAATGATGATTCTTGTAAGATATCAGCAATATCCAAGTATGCATCTTCACCGTATTTTAATATACCACTAAGAACAGCTCTTTCGGCTGATGGATCACACAAAATCATATTTTAACCAGATTGGGTTGAGCAATTATTACACTTGTATCGTGAAGGAGTATCAAATAGCAGAGATGGGGCTATAGATTCTTTTTTGCCACAAACTCTGCAAGTAACATCAACAAACTCAAAATCTCTCATTCGTGCTACTGGTGGATTTGAGCATAGTTTTTTATCTATTGCACAATCATCCTTATGCATTCTAAACTCAGCCATTTTTTCAAACTCGTTGATATTTTCTGGCTGTGTCTTTTTTGACTTTATATTATTGTTGCCACCTACTTTTTGACGACCCTTCGTCTTTATAGTAGACGATGGTTTTGAAGGGGCCACGTTCTTATTTTGAGGTTTTTCTTTGGGTGTATCATCTGCGGATACTTGGTCCACGAGTCCTTGCAATAAAGAAATTAAACTCTTAAGTTGTTCAGGGTCTTTTAATAGGTCATTTGGATCCATGCTGCACCTTTGTTTTCTGGATAGCCATCATAATATCAGATAGATTTTTTATACTATTAGCGATATATGATAATCTATCAATTCTTTGTTTAGCATACTTTTTTATATTATTTAATGACGATGCTTTGTCATTATGTTTTATCGCTTGTAAAGATTTTTCTACAAATCCGTATCCCTTATAGTTATTTATTTCATCTGCTATAGTTTCTTTAATTGTTTCTTCTGACCAATTTAATCTGGCTATTTCTCTATTAATAGTTCTTTGAACATGAAATGCAAATTGAGCTAATCTGTAAGATATTTGAGCACAATCCTCCGGTGAAATTTTTTCTATTTCATCACGTGTCATTGTTAAGTATTGGTTAATTTCGCTTTCTGACACTCCGTATTGGGCCGCGTATTTAGGTAAAGATATTGATGATTCATATTCATCCAGAATATTATCCCAATGTTGTAGATCTTCTTTAGCTGTTCGTGTACTCATAAGCTAATATTTTTCTCCATGTTTCTATTGACTCATTATAAGGTAATATAGTGTGTGTTATACCATTCTTTTCGCACCATTCTTTTTTTTCATTATCTCTTTTTACCGCTTTTAAGAAATTCATTTTAGAACTATGATAGAATGGAATAAATTTATAGTGTTGTTCTCCATGAACTTCTATTACTCTCTTTATAAGAGGTAAATAAAAGTCAAGATATAAAGTCTCTGATCTTCTAAGAGGAATAGGAACTTCTTCTAAAATTTGTAGTGTTGGAAAACTTTCTATTAACAGTTTCCTAGCAGCCAAATGAAAAGAAGATTTATCATTAATTCTGCCTTTTGAAATATGACCAGTTAAACTCCAATTAATATTATTTCCATCCAAATCAACAATATTCATTTTATTCCCAAAACCTCTTTAACGGATTTTTCAACAGACTCGTATGCTTCTTTATTCTCTAATAGAAAATTTCTTACTTTTTCTGTTCCTTGAAATTTTGGCTTATCTTCGAGAACGGTTATGGTATACCAAGCGCCACCTTTATTAATAATACCAACATCAGAAGCTAAATTGATCAATTCTGTACATTTGTCAATACCTTGTCCGTATCTGATGAAACTGGTTGTAACTGCCCCTGGTGGTCCAAGTGCCGAACAGACCACTTGCCATTCGATTTCCTGCCCGATCTGAGTATTATCGGTCCCAACCACCCATGGTTTAAATGTTTTCGCCCTGAGCTTGATATCAGTCTGGTATGCTATTGCTTGGCCGCTTTTTTCTTTAAACTCTGCACCATATCCTGTTGGATTACCCATAAGATGAGTAATACCGATTACAATATTTCTATTGACAGGTATAACGTTTGCTACCTTGCGACAAAATTTAGCTAATAGTTTAGCACCATCTGCTCTTTGCATTTTATCCATATCACTTGTGATCTCAGCTTCTGTACATAATGCAGAATATGAGTCTATGATCAGAACGCATCCTGGGACTTCATTAATAATTCTTTCAGCAATTTGTAAATATTCTTCGCCATGAAGTATTTTACCTTGTTGACTTCCTATAACATGAAATCTAGAGAGATCCAATCCTGGAATTCCTTCTAGATCTCTCTTTTTCAATCTACCCTCAATGTTAAGGTAGTACACTTGGCGACCATCTTTGAATGATCCATGAGCGTATTCTTTTTGTTGTGCCGTTGCTGAAAAAGCTAATGATGTTGTGGTTTTACCACATTTTGGCTGACCCGTAAGAACAACGAAACTTCCCTCTGGAATTCCACCATTTAAAGCAATGTCTAATGCTGGACTCACAGGAATAGTTAATACTTTTTTATCTACTAGAGCATTACCAGATAGTATTATTTCATCTCCAAAATTTTTGATCACATCTTCTTTAAGAGTTGTTGCCATCATCTAATTCCTTTAATCTAGAAAGTATGCCCTGTTTTGTATTTGTTTTTTGTCTGAAAGTTTTCTTTTCTGATCTGTCTATATTCTCCGTTAAGTCCGTGTTCTCAGATCCTAAAATAGACTCATGGTGGTCTATAATAGCAACTAGATGCGGCGCTCGCAAAGAATAGATTTTTTCTGCTTTTTTGTCATTCAATGCTCTGATGATAGCTTTGGCTGTATACTTCTTTAAAAGCTTATTGGCTGTTGCTATCTGATCTCTATAGTATTTAGACCACTCCTTATTAGTCCAAAATCTATAATGAAGATCCAATTTTTCTATACGGGCCTTATGCTCACATATTAGCTCTGTAATATATTGAGCAGCAGAGACGGTTTTGCCATTAGAGTATCTTGATGGATACATATTATTTTTTAGGTCTAAAAATTCCTTTTTTATTATCAATATTAATTACTGGAGCATTTTTATTGGATGTATCAACAATTTCTGATGCTTCCTTTGTCATTATAGCAACCGAATTGATTTTTTTACCAGACGTATGTGTAATCATTAAATCTTTTGCTGATGATATTGATTGGACTTTATTATCTGCTACTGGAGTATCTACTTTTGGTATAATTGACTCTATTTGTTCCACTGTTAGATTTAATTCTTTAGCAATAGCCTCACTTGCATAACCAGTAGAATTTAACCATTGTATAGCATACTTCTGTGTTTTGTTTAGTTTAGCCATTAGATTATCTCTCTTTCTGCTCTTGTTAACCATGATGTGTTTTTAGTTGATAGAAAATTTAAATACATATTAAATACTTTTTCATTTACAGCCCTAAATTTATCGGATGGCCTACATACATTATCTACTATGCTGTATGATTTATCCTCTAGACCAGATCCTAATGGATTAAATAGTTTATTATTATTAGAAATCTTAATAAAATATTGCGGCTGAGAATCTGTTTTAATTATTTTTTTTGCTAATACTTTTTTACTATCTTTTTCAAGTCTAGGATATCCTTCACCATCTATGTAATTCTCTGAGCCGATAAGACAATAATAGCCCGTATCTGTAAAATCAACTCGATCAGTTGGATTAAAAATGAAATTATCCATTATCAGTCTCTCCTTCTGTTTCCATATTTTGTGCAGACGATGTCATACAGTTTTCTAGAAAATTAAAAAATCCACTTAAATATTCCTGATAGTTTTTATTGGATGGAACTGGTATATGATAGTTTTTCTTCGCTATCTCTTTAGCTCCTATTGTTTCTCCAGTTTCATTTTCTTCAAAAACACTTGCTATAACACTGATTACTATTTCATGTTTACATTCTATAAGTTTAACATTATCTTTTGAGATATAGTCAGATAAATCATGGCCGCTCAATTGTTTTTTAATGTTATCTAGAGCATTCAGAATATTATCTTTTTCTTCTTGTGTTATTTCTTTCATATCATGTCCATTTAATTTTTGATTGTTTCTTAAGTCTTTTCATTCCTTTAGGAAGTTCATTAACTGGTGGATCTTCTTTATATGAGTTGTGTTTATTATGAAGAGCTATTTTTTCATCTTCACTCATCTTATCTCTGTTTCTATTGGCCAAATCTCCTAGCGTTTTAAGCTCGCTATCAGATTTTTTAACTGATGTATTTTGAGTTAGTGCATCTTTTGCACATAATCTATATGTTTTCAAAGACTTGCAGTTTGGGCATTTTGGATGTTCTTGGTAATCTTTAATATAGAAGAATAATTCAAATTCACAAGAGCATGCTTCACAATCATAAGAATATGTCGGCATATTATTTTAAATCTCTATTAGCTTCCTTTAGCCAAGATATATTTTTTGTGACTAAAAATTTTATATACTTATCAAATGTTATTTTACTAACTTCAACAAACATCCACTTATCTTTACAAGTAGAATCTATGAAATCAAATTGTCTTTTATCTTTAATTGGAGATAATTTTTCTATTGGATTAAATAATGTTGCATTTGGTGTTGTTCTGATATAGTAACTATAGTTATTTGATGATGCTTGAAAACTTTTAGCTTTTTTGTTTTGTATACATTTAGCCGCTATGCTATCAGAATCCTTGTCGGATACTCTTGGATTTCCATCAGAGTCAATAAAATCTTCTTTGCCTTTCAAACAATAAAACATCTCTAGTATATCAGAGGGTTTAGCGTTAAAAATAAAGTCATGCATATTGTATATTTATAAAGGGTTTCCACAATTCATACGAAGGTCCACCCCTTATAGTAGAGATTTCTTGAAACCAGGGCAAGTACTCTAAAGAGTAATTAGGTTCTATTGGCGAATTTATTAGTTTCATTCCTGCTTCTTTAGGGGTTCTATTCCCCTTTTTATGATTACATGGTCTACATGCAGTAACTATATTATTCCAATTGGTTGATAATTTTTTATTCTCATTGAATCTGCATTTTGGAATTATATGATCATATGTTAGTTGTGATGAACATAGTTGAATGCCGCAATATTGACATGTATGATTATCTCGTATAAATAAATTATGTCTAGAAAAATTAATCTTTCTATTATAGAGATTAAAATATCTTAAGGTTTTGGCTACTGCTGGAACTGGATATTGTTTTCCAGCAGAACCTTGTATATGTTTATCCTCATAATATGATAATATTTCAATACCATAATTATTATTGTTTTCATATCTAATAGACCAAACTATAGCCCTCTGCCAAGATATTATCCTCAGAGGGGCATAGTCTGCATTCAATAATAAACATTTACTATTTTCGGCTTTGCTGCTCATAATCATCAAGTCTATATAAGATTTTAGAGATAATTGGATTTCTTACAATATCTGAGGCTTCTAATTTAGAATATCCTATACTTTCAACTCCATTAAGGGCCGATATCATATCACTAAAACCACCTTGTAGGTGTCTGCTTAAGTCAGACTGAGCAACATCACCAGTTAAGACCATTTTACTAGACTGCCCGGTTCTTGTTATTAACATTTTTAATTGTTCATATGAAGCGTTTTGACACTCATCCGCAACAATAAAAGCGTTATGAAAATTACGACCTCTCATAAGTCCTAATGGCACAACCTCAACCTTATTATTCAGTCTAAGAGAAGCATAGTGGGCCGAACTTATAAAATGCCCGATTTCATCTAGTATAGGTAATAAATAAGGATGTAACTTCTCTTCTGCGGAACCTGGGAGATATCCCATTTTTTCTCCCGCCTCTAATATTGGTCTTGTGATAATAATCTTTTTAACTTTTTCATCTAAAAGATATTCAAGAGCCATTCCAATAGCAATGTGTGTTTTACCACTACCAGCTAAACCTTGACAAAATGTAATAGTATTTTCTGCAATCGTCCTTATGTATTCTTTTTGATTGTCGGTTCTTGGTTTTAATCGATTTCTATAAGCGGCTCCTTTTGGTTCCAAATTATTTGTTGCATCAATAACTTTAATTTTCTTTTTTGAGTTTTTATTAGTTTTTCTCAATGTGTGCCCTTTTCTTATATAAGGAGTATTAAAATACTACATTAATAATACACCTTTATAAGCATAAGTTAAAAAATTGTTCTATAATAAACACGCTCCACCAGCACAACTAATTTCTTCTATGCCCGCAGTATTGTCTTCGTTCTCTAAAAGTTGTGTGTAGTCTACTTTCTTAAAGCTGTTGTAAAGATCACAATAGATTTTCCAATTATAAACATCTTTCATGCAATATGTTAAACGTCTAATATCACTATCAAAATATTTTCCAGCAAAATTTTTCATTTTTGTAATAAATAATAACTTTTCTTGACTATCATTATCTTTAGCTTGATTTAAACTGACATAATCACATGCTGCCCATAAATTATTATTGAAAGCATTTAATCCTAATTCAATTAATCCTGAACACCATAGAGCAGCGTCTCCGTATTCTTTAACAATTTCTCTACTGGTGTAAACTGTTGTGAATGGGGCCTGCGGATAGTCCTTATCTCCGCTTTGAGGAATCAAGCTGATTCCGGCAAAATATTTTCTATTGTCATAAATATACTTTGTTACAGCATCCCACTCATCTGGTTTAACAGTTACAGTATTGCTTACATTATGACTAAGATAATCTTGTGTGCATAAAGATCTATTTTTACCACTTTGAACCCAGTTTTTCTGAGTATCTTTAACAACTGATAACATTTCTAAAGCGGGCAATTGATTTTTTAATTTTGCACCATCTGGTACCTCAATTGGAAATTTTATAACCTCATCCGTGTTATTAGCCGACCATGAGGATTTAACACATGCTTGAGGATTAACTTTCTTGAAATGCTGATACGGAGCTTCTAGTACATTAGCTTGCACATGACGAATATATCTTTTGGCATGATGAGGATGGATACCAGAGCTGGTTCCTAGCATACTACTACTTGTTCCCTCTGGTTTTAAACACGTTACTCTGGCAGCCTGATTAATGCCTATTTTTTTAGAAATTTCTTTGTTAGTTTCTACAGCAATTTTTGCACCATTGCGTAGTACTTTTTCTGACAGTACCAAATCATGTTTTTCCATTGTTCCGGTTAATGAGACTCCTAATAGAGCTTCTCTTTCAAAGATTCGACAGCTAGTCTCTCCAAGATAGTCTAGTTTAGTAAATCCTGCTTGTAGAGTACCAATAATAGCAGCGGCTTTGCATCTTTCATAAAAATCATCTTCATCTTCGATAGATGAACAATTAATAGTTGATAGATTGCATCCTTGCCATCCGCTCTTACCAGTTTCTTCATCTACTGGCCACATTCCTACTTCTACACAAGGATTAAAAGTCATCTCCGTTGAATCACTCCAAATAAATCCTGGTTCTCCAAATTCTTTAACGCTCTCCATCAATTCTTGGAATTCTTCAAATGTCGTTTCATTTTTGAGCAGAAGTGCTGAATTATTGCTTCTTGCTCTTTGAGGATTGTCCATATACCAGTTACCGGTTTTTGCTTTTGCCATTTCCTCATCATCGTGACTGAACAAGGCGAGACTAGCACTGCGTCTAACTCCGCCACTTAAAACAGCATCACTACTGTGCATCACAATATCATATGCATCAATTGGTCGTAGTTTTTTCTGGCCATTAGAAATACAACGATCCAGCAGAATTCTAATTTTTTCTAGTCCATTTTGTAGTGGCTCAAATCCGGGAGCTTTACCTACTCCACTAGCTAATGAGGATCCCTTTGGTCTAATATTTGAATAATCAAAAACTACATAAGTATTTTTGTACATCTTGAATTCTTCAATTGGTTTACTAAAGTATGAACTGAGAAGAACACCAAGAGCGTCTGCCCACCCTTCGATACTATCTTCAATTACATATTTTATACCTTCATTATTATCAGGAATATCATGTTCTAATGTTGGTAGTTTAGCAACATGGTGCTTTTGGACACTAAATCCTGTTCCGCTGCCGCAGAGTAATAGCCAAAAACACTCTTGAAAAAATCGTAAACGATCACAATAAGAACTAGTGCAATTGTATATTTTTGCATGTCTTTTTAGAATAGGCTCTCCACCAAATTGAAGCGCTCTTTGGCTACCTAGAACTTTCTTCTTATACATCATATCATATGCCCAATCAATATCTTCTTTAATATGCGGATACTGGATATGCATCATACTTTTTACGCGATCAACAGCTTCTTTCCAAGTTTCTCTACGATTTTTATCTTCTATCCAACGAGCATACTTACTAACAAATGTATAATTCTGAAGTTCTTGAAGTGCCGACATATTATCTCCTATTTAAAATTACAATTATGCCTATTAAGACAGTGGCTTGAAAAGAAAGATCTGTAGTTTCTGAGCTACCATTAAACCACCTGTTGTAGAAATATATCCCACATGATATATAATATACTAATGCATTCATAATACACCACACAACCCTTTGAGCCAAGATAGATCTGGCTTAATATAAAAAATTTCTATACCACTCATATCTACAAAAGTATCAAATCTATTTTTTGCTTCACTGTCAAACAATTTTGTTCCGTGATCATCGGCCATAAATACTTTAGTTACGCCTTCTTGCCATAATGCCATTATGCAGTCATTGCAGCATTGGCCAGTAACATATGCTACTCCATTATCTGGCCTAACAATACAATTAGACAAAGCATTTCTTTCTGCATGAATCATCCACGGATATTTTTCTGGCCTAATATTTGGTAATTTAGTATCATCAAGACCGCGAGCAAAGCCGTTGTAACCAACACCCAATATTCTATTATGGTTATCCGTAATTACACAGCCGTGCTGAGTTTGAGCGTCGTGGCTTCGTTGAGAAACAACTTTTGCCAATCCTAAAAAGTAATCAGTCCATGATGGTCTCATGAAGGTATCATATCACTTTGGAACAAAGAAGTCAAGAAGGGAGTTTCAAAGGACACATCATGTTTTAGTCTGTGCCAGTTGTTTGTACCAAGGTAATAAATCATTTCTTTGGCTATATGATTAGATTTATTTTGGCTGCTGGCTAAACCTACAATACTATCTAAGTCGTTGAATTTATCCTGTAGTCTGGCTTTTAGTTTCTGATTACTGCTTTTAAGCCATCTGTTCTTTGAAAAATAATGCAAATGAAGGTACGAGATGTTTATCTTATTAATTATATTATCTTTATCTAATAAGACTTTACCAAAATGGAAACCACAATCTGTTTCAATAAATCCTGATCTAGGAAAAACAATTTTATTAGAATTATACGTTTGATCAATGGAATAATTATTAGTATTTTCTATTTTGTTATAGATTTTATTAATTTTATATTTATATCCATTTATTGGTATATTTTGAATATATTCTCTGATAAGTTTTGTATCATCTTTGATTATTGACCCGTTATCATATAGTAAAAATTCATCAGAGTCTAATGGAAATATTATATCGGCATCAGATTTTTTAATATGTTTTGTGCATATCTCGCCTTTATAATCAAAATTACTATTATCTATAATCAAAGAGATATTATTATTTAAGTATTTATTGATTATATCTAATGTATTATCCGTAGATCCATTATCTATTATAGTTATTTTATCAGCAATGTTTATATGATATCGTATAAAAGTTTCTATAAATTCTTTTTCATTTTTAATAAATGATATAATATGTATTTTATTTTTAATCATATTAATTTAACAAAATTTTATTTTTATATAATGGGTTATGCATTTGTAGTAGTATCGATTCTCTCTGATTTCTTCTTAGAGAATCAAAAATAGGTATCCAATTAAAGACAAAATTATTTGATATAAATTTTTCAATATCTGTCGTCAAAAAAGAACTATCTATTTCTTTTATGCAGTTTTCATCTCTTCTCATATCATAATGATACGATGGTCTTAAGCATCTGTGATAGGTTCCAGAACCAGACTCGTGATTTAAATTATAATAACAACCAGAATTATAATATCTGTATATTTTAGTTGCAGGATTGATAGGACCATATATAATATAGCTTGGAATATTTAATAATTGAGCTATATGACTCGGCCCCGAGTCAACTCCTAAAAACATAAAGCATCCCGAAATTAGCATAAACATATCCTCTATTGATCCTGAATCTCTATAATCATAGATTATATTATTATCTTTTAAAATTGATATATGATTTTCAAATTCAATATTTGGTATCTTTAAATGTTTACCTAAAATAATAAATTTATAGTGTTCACTGAGTTTTTGAGTTATAGAAATCAATATTTCTTGATTGGGCATCCTCGACTCAAAACCCTCTCTTTGAGAGTCAAAATGGATAACAATATATTTTTTATCTGGTTTTATTATTGTTGAATTTTTTAATTTATTTTTATAATAAGAGCATACGGCTGTTGGATCAGTGTCAAAGTCAACCACTCCAAATTGAGAAGCAATAATATCCATAGTATGATATGGTGGAGATAGGTTTAAATTTTTTGTTGAATATATACTATCATAATTTATATTATTAATTTCTTCTTTTTTTATAAATGTTATATTTGGATGAAAAAAGATTAAAGAAAAATATAAATGTAATAAATTAGATGGAATATACATATATATATTATTATTTATATTATTCAATAATAATTGTTTAATAGGATAATAACAGTCAACAATATCACCAAATCCATCAAAATCTATATCTATTAATATGTTATTATATAAATTTTCTTTTTTCCCTTGTATAAATCCACCCCATTTAGATAAAAATTTTGCTCTATTTAATTCACTTATAGATTCTCTTGCTATAATCGGAAGTTTGGATGAACTACTTGATCTAAAATGCTGATGTTTAATAGTTATGTTTTTAATCTTATACCCAAGCTGCTTAACCCTAAGACACAAATCTACGTCTTCATAATAACAATATTCTAAAGAAGTATCAAATCCATTAATCTGTTTAAAAATATCCGATTTTATCAGAAGTATCGATCCCTCAGAATAATCTGGATTATTCGTTTCGATTATAGGCCTCAGTATTCCATTGGCTAAATTATCTAAAAATTGAGGAGACTGTTCTGATCCGATAATTGCCAAATCCTGTTGTTCATGAAACTCTTTAAAGCATCTATTCATCCAATCAAGATTAGGAAAAAATATATCGTCATTTAGTACAAAAAAGTATTCAGCATCCGAGTCTATGTTAAAATTTTCATTGTGACCACGGCCATATCCATAATTAAAATTTTCAAAATAATTAATTTGTATATCTAATTTATTTAAATTACCATAGTATTCTTGTAAATTTAGAATATTATTTTTAATAATTTCTGAATTATAATTTAATGAATTATTTCTAATATTTAGTATTATTTTTAGTATATTTAATTCATGACATTTATTAAATAACATAGAACATATATTATTGATAGATTTTAAAGACAACTCTTCTGGATAAAATAAAAGAATAGATATCGATATGCTACTAGGGGTTTCAAATCGAAAATTAATTTTAGAATCATCTAGAAGACTAGAATTACTACCATTAGAAATAAAATAGTTATCTTCTGATAAATGATATAATTGATCTATTGGACTATTCAAGTGATACCATTGAATTAGTTTAGTATCATCTGTTTCTGTTAATATTTTTCCATAAACATTCATATCTTCTAACAAATACATAAAATTAGTATATAATTTTATTCCATGAAATATTTTTTGTGTATCGGTATTTTTAATTAAAATATAATTATGATTAAAAAAATTAATAGTAAAATTTTTGAATTTAATAATATAGCCAAAAATTCTTTCAAGAGAATGCGAATATGTTCCATTGACTATATCTTGTACTTTATTGGTTTCTGCACTAAGTAGTTCTAATATTTTTATTATTTTATTTTTTGTAAAAATACTTTTAAAAATTTTTGTTCTAGACATAAACATAGATCCAGCAACAAAATATCCATCTTTCACTGAATTGTAATCTATATTTAGTTCCGAACATAGATGCTGTATCTTGGAAGAATTGGATCCCTCTAAGTTGGACCATAAAAGAGGTCTTGGGGATATCATACCGACTGATTTATCTTCAAGTGCTAAAATATTTGATTCTACTATATCAGATCCTCCAATCAAATCATTTAATAAAATGGATCTCCAATTCACATGGTTATGAGTCCCTATGTTTGTTTTTTTACCATGGATTTTAATGAAAAGAGGTTCTTTTATATCATGAAGTTGAGATAGAAAAGGAGCTATATCTGCTCCATAATTTTCATGATAACTAATTTTAGTTTGGCATTTTAAAGAGTTAAGATCATTTAAGATTTCGGAATTATCATTATCTTTACATAATCCTAAATACAAAGTATAGTTCAGATCTAAACGACTTAATAAGTGTTTAAACTCTGGCCATAAATCTGTATAATATAAATATAAGACTATTGCTAGTTTATTTTGATGATTGTAGTTTGTTATAAAGCACCAATGCTAAAACAGCACCGGCGACTCCCATGAACAATCCAGCAGGAGACACCGATTCATACTTACCCAGTAAATATAATAGTGCGCCACCCATATAGGAGCCACATACTCCTAGTGCTACTGTTTTAACAAAACCAAAATTTTCTTCTCCTGGAACTATGCTTTTTGCTATGCTGCCAACAAAAATACCATATACACACCAGATTAATATACTAAACATTTGCTGCCTCCATTAGAGTTGCGACTTCATCATCCTTGAGGGTTTCTCCTATATCTAACAATGCTTCTGTTAATTTAATGCCGTATTTATTATATTCTTCTGAGGTCAGTTCTCTTTTAAGAATTCTTTTTATTCTTAGTCTAGTAAACCAACCTCGTTTTTTACTATAAGATTTAATGTTTTCAGCATAGAGAGATTGTTTATTTTCTGATGTCATGCCTTGTGTTTTATTTTTATTGCATTCTTGTAATACTCTAATTACTGTAAGTATTATACTAATCATCATTAGTATAGCAATAACACTACCAAATTTTTCATCATTTGGCACATTGGCTTGTTTTAACACTTTTTCTGCGATAGCTTTTAATTTTTCTCTAAGATTATCGTCCATTTTTTATACCTTTATTTTTTAGGAATTGGACAAACGCCATTTGGGCAATTTTGTTGAATAGTTACTGGAGGATGAGTAATAACTTTTGGATATGTGTTTGGTAATTGATTTTTTGGAGTGTCACTCTTATCAGGAATACAATATCCGCAGTTAACTTTTTCAATACCATCACCACTAATATAGTATCCTTTGCCTTTGCATATTGGACAGTCTTTTCTTTTGTATTTTTTCACACTTTCAGTATGTTGAGCCTTAACAATTCCCCCCACAAGAGTTACTGCGGAAGTTGTTGACCCATGATATCCATATGACCCAAATATCATAGCAACTGCTAAAATTGGTAATAGTATTTTATTCATCTTTTGTTCTCCATGGAACAGGTATCAAGTCTATAATATTTTTCAAAGGGCGAGGTCTGTCGGGTTTAGGTTTTGGTGTTGGTTTGACTGGTTTTTTTTGTTTTTCAAAAAAGTCAACCATTCGTATAATAAGTTCTCTTATTATTCGTAAAAGATTGTTTAAAGCAATTCTATCTAAAAGTTTCATAGTATAACCCTAAAGGTATAAATATAATACACCAAACTTAAGGTTAGCTTTTAGGCCACTATATTATAGATAGTCTTCAAAACCGTAAGATGGTAGCTTTTGTACAGGGAATCCGTCAAAATTACTAAACGCATAACTTCCATTCTGTGAAAGCATCCCTGCTGCTACGTCGGCTCGTATTAAAAAACTACCGTCAGGTATAGGCCCCCATTCTGGATGACCTCCATCATTCCATTTGCCCCAACTATTTTGTACTAAGAATAGTGGCTCGCTACCAGTATCATCACAAGCTATCCAAGCCATACAATGGCCCCAGCTACCGCTAGTATTAGCTATGCCCTTTTTATCTCTTTTGTTACTAAATCCATAATTAGAGCATACTGCTAAACCATAACCATTAGCTAAAGCATCTCTTGCTTCTTCTACTGTTTTTATTAAACTAGTTGTTCTGATCTGATGGTCATTTGCTAGATCAATAACTTTATCCGGCAATCCTCTCGCGCCCCATCCGGCACCAAGATTACCATTATATTTGCTAAAATCTACAACGCCTTTATAGTTTTGGCGTAATAATATGCCACCGTTCTTGCTAACAAACTCGGCAGCTCTTGAGCAACTCATTCCTTCTCCGCCGTGACCGCGAGCACCATAAATTGCTTCTGTTGCTCCTTTAGCAACCCAAGCTTCTTTCTCTCCATTTACATCAATCTCTACTGCTCTACTAACGTCACATGCATTTCGTGTTCCATGAGATACACAATCTCCTGTTGTTTGTCTTTCATTATAAGGGCTTTTTTCAAATTTTAATACACTTTTATATGGTGTTGATAATTTGCCCTTACCACTACTTTTAATTTTTTTGCTAGCATCACCAAACAAAGGATATTTACTATTTTCCATCAAATGGTCGAAAACGTGCTGTTCCCACAAGCATCCGCTAAAACCGTTGCGATAATTATCGTATAATTCTTGTGGTGAATATCTTGGCATTATTTGCTTCCTTGTAAACAGGCCCAGGATAAAGCTTTGAAACCTTCAACAGCTTTTGCTCTAAGATCATCGTTTAATAAAACATTATCGTCTCCAATTGCTGTTAATACCAAAGCTTGAGCAGATTCTGGAAGGTCTTCGTACTTACCTTTGATATCTAATCTTAGCATTAAACCAACTAATTTATTGGCTTGTCTAATTTCTTCGGTATTTTTAATAACTTCATCTTTTCCGTCAAGGCCAACTAAAGTTGCCATGTCATTATACAGATAGGCTAATCGTAATCCGTCAGTTTTACGATCAGAGTTAGCAGATAATGCTTTGACCACAGCGTCTGCTTTCTCTTTCAATTCTGGTGACTCAGGCTCTTTAACGTCCAATTCAACAACAGCTGATGGTGATACTGGCTTATTAAAGAAACTCAAATCGGGTTTAAGTATTCCGATACCTAATAGAGCAAGAGCAAATATTAAAAGACCTGTTTTAAGTTTGGGATTCATACACTTTTTTCCTTTGAGCAAACTGTGGGACTTAAAAATGGAAACATTTGATCAGCAACCTTAACAGCTTCATCACAACCGCTCTTAACTGCTAGGTCTCTGGTTTGCTTCCAAGAAACAATTAACTTAAAAAAATTATCTTCTTTAGTTTCCTTGGACACTGCAACAGGAGCAACATCTGGAACAACAACAGGAACAACGGATGATCCATGGTTTATTTTTGACTTTAAGCCACCAAATACATCTGCTAAAAACTTTTGAACAGGACTAAGCCTGTCTTTGAACAAGATCCATAAAACAATTCCTACTCCAGCATATAAAGCCAAATCTGTGGGTGTTACTCTGCTGGCAAATTGATCGAAACTTTCTGTGTAATTCATTTCTTTTTCCTCGTTTTTTTAGCCTTGGGTTTAATTGATTGTGAAACTACTGTTGTTTTTGATGGGAAAACTCCAACTTGTCTAAAAGTTGTTACCATAGCATCAATGCTAGAACTAACTAATGCCATCAAGAATATTTTAATGTATTTACGAATTATAATTTGCATAAAACTAGGAACCATAGGAATATCTATAACAATAAAAACACTGTCATAAAATTTTGATAAATAATCCATAGCCATGGTTTTTTTATCTGATCCCGGTAAATCTCCAGAAGTTTGTTCTAGAACTTGAACAGTTTCGGCGACAGCAAGTTGCAAAATCTTCCATGCTTGGGTAATAGCAACAGATTTTACATCTCCAAGTGAAGATTTTACTTGATTGATTAAATTATCAATTTGTACTTTGATAGAATCTATTGACGCTGCATCTGGCATATATAATACCTTTCCTAAAAGAAGCCCTATATATAGTAATACACCGATAGAGTTTGTCTACTCAACTTTGGGCTGAATTGGTTTTGTAATTTTCTTTTTAGTTTTGGATTTAGAGCTTCGCCTATTGGCGGTTTTTCTTTCTTCTGGTGTTGCTGTGCTCCACCAAGTCTTTTTAAGATCTGTTCTTCCTTTAATATATTTAAATAATACTGTTAATTGACCAATAATCAATATTGCTGCTTCTATACCCCTACTTGTTTCTTGTATTAAGTCTTCTTTTTGACTAAAGCTTTCTAATATTCCAATCAAATAAGCTCCACTAAATATAAAACTTACTAAAGTAAACCAAAATTCGCTTGTTTTATAACCAGGTTTAATCATATGTTTTCTCCATAAGATTATTTTACACCATTAATAAGTATTAAAAGAACTCAAATCAATTTCTGTTAATTGATAGTTTCCTCCTAATTGTGACATAGCATCATTAATTTGTGTTTTATAGAATGTTATAAATGGCCCAGAACCTATGGTTAACCAAGTAGATAATATGACTAATGTATTATTAATTATTAAAAATTCTGGATTACCACTATCCCCGACAATAATATTTTCATAAAATTCTGCATTTTTACTATTATTAGGAATAGAGAAAGAAGTATTTCGAGTATTAAAAGTGAAAGAGACAAAATCAAGGATCAGAGCTTTTTCTTCTTGGTCTAAACACAAAGCTGGCAATCCAAAAGTATAATTTCTCCAATAAGGAGTAGTACTGTTTGAATATATTGAAGGAAGATAGTTAAACCAATTTTCTGGTAAAATTTTAGCAAACGACACTCCGGGTCCAACGTCAGAATCTAATAGTGCTATCTGTATATCTGCATTAGATAAATTATATATATCTGTTATAGTTTTATTAACAATAGTATTATCTAAACGAACGAATCTGATTGTGGTGCCAACAGTTAAAGGATAGTGTTGGGCGCAAATTACGTGTCTAGGACTTATAAGAGTTCCGGCTCTGCGTGGTCCGTCTAGTGAATTCCACGGACTAAAACAAGTTAAATCTAGTCCATATGCCCAACAGCTGGTATTTCTGACATAAATACTTTGAGAGTGATTTTGTAATGAAAAAATATTTTTGCTTATCGATGCTGATTTATTTAAGACCTTCGCACTTATTGTATCAACAATATATTGTGCCAAAGAAGAATTTGCATAGCTAGTAAATGAGGTACTGGCAATATTTGTTGTTGAAAAATTTAATGTTTTAGATAAAGATTTTCCATCAATATATGCCGTTATATTGCAATTACCATCTGATACATGGGTAACATAACCATTGGAATTCACAGTTGCTACTGATGTATTACTAGAAGACCATATAATTTTTTCATCAATATTTGATTTTTGACCTATCGTAATAAGATTCATTTGATAATCAGTAACAGATGTTGCTGTTGGATAGGACGTGTAAACTCTATCTTGAATTGTTGTATATGATACAGAGCCTGTTGAGTTTATAACTCTAGTATATGCGGTATATTCTAAAGATAATAAATTAAAAGCTTTTGTTACAGTCATTTTAGGACTGGTGGTGTTAGCTATTATTTTCATTATTATAGTATAAGTTTAAAGAAGATATATGGTCCAAACATTCCTGTTTATTTTCTGCTACAAATAAATTGTATATGGTAGAAGTGACTCCTTCGCTTTCAAATAAATCCAAAACAGTATTATTTGTGTAAATTAGTCTCCAGCTATTTTGTGATTCGCTATTATTCATATGTTCTCTTAAGCATTTAAGGTTATTGTTACGCCTCTGGCTAATAACGTTGTTCTAGCATTACTTGCATTTGTTGTTAAAGCAGATATCCCGGAACTGGTTCCGCCGCTAAGATTTATTGTTCGACCAGTTCCGTATGTTGTTGTTCCATTGGTACCATCTAGCGCTGCTAGTTTAACTAATATATTTTCTACTGATGATGATGTTAATTTTTGTCCGGTTATTGTAATGTTGCCTCCAATATATTTTAAGTTTGATCCTAATGTAAAATCAGTAAGATTTGATCCTGTGGCTGATGAGGTAATCGTTATAGCTCCATTCACTGTAACCAAAGATGGAAGATTAACTGTTGTTAAAGAAGACATTAGTCCAAGAACTATAGATCCTGCATATTCTAACACAGGTGCATTTATAGTTACTAAACTATTCATATTATTTGATATGGATCCACCAGGACTAAATGAACCAATAACATATCTTAGCGATGGTATATTAAGATTTATAAGATTTGTCATAGCTGTTGGACTAAAAGATGATCCAATGCTTTTTAATAATGGTATATTTAATGTTGTAATATTATTTCCTATCGGATTAAAGCTGCCTCCAATAACTACTAATTGAGGTAAATCCAGGGTTGTTTGATTGGTTGATGCTCCATTGATTCTGAAGTCTCCGGCGCAAATTTTTAAAACAGAAAAGGATGTTGATGTTAAATTAGCATAACTACCAAAGTTAATACTAACTGCTCCAACAACACTATTTACCGTTATTGAAGTTACCGAACTTGAACTATCGGTAAAATTGAGAGTTGATGTCCATAAACCATCATATTTAAATAATTCTCCACTATTATGTACTTGAAAATAAAGATTTTGACTCGGAATAATAGAAATTGGAGCAAAAGAGGCCATCCCACTTCCAGACAAAGATGTAAAACTAATAATTGTTGGAGAAGAAAACACGCTATTTTCGATATAACAATTTCCATTTGCTAGTATTGTTCCTCCTGCTGTAATTCCGTCCCCTCTGCGTAAATAGAGTTTATCTGTTGGTGCTGCTAATTCTCCAGCATATAATACTTGTTGAGATAATACAGAATCTATATCGCTGAGTACACATAGTCTAGCTTCTATAGTCTCTGGTAGTTGGATATTACTTAGTCTTCCACTAGCATCAACAGTTGGAAATCTATAAGCAGCTTGAGTTTGAACTGTATCAGACATATTAATTACCTAATACATAGTAAGTAATATCATCAAATAATTCATCATATTTATATTCTATATCTTCGATAACTGGTTTATTATTTACATATGTATTAATAGTATTATAATTACCAGTAAATGAACAAGTAGTAATACTAGTACCATTTTTTATAGGATTAGTAGATTTTGCTAATTCAATATCAGTAGCCATGCTTACCTCAATTTCTTTCTATTCTTTCTTCTAGTGCTTCTAATGTTTTACCAAGTGTTGCTATTTGAATTTTGAGTTCGTTCATAACTTCAGTATTGCGCTGTAGCATATTTGTTAAAGCTGCTTGTGTTTCTTTATTAACTGCTAATCTTTCCATAATAAATTGTCTATCATGTAGATATGGAGATTTTGTTTCTATCATTTCTGCAACTTCAGATTTTGTTGCCATGTTTTTACCAATAGCTATCCAAAATCCTATCATGGTAACAATAATACCAATACTAGTAGTTGCTATATTTTCCCAAAAGTGAATTATGGTTTCACTCATAATTTATGCCCTTTATGTGTGGAGGTATTAATTAGATACACTAAAAAGCAAAAAGCCAACAATATAATTGCTGGCTTCATTTTGCTTCAAGAATGATAGATTATAATCAGCCAGTTTTGGCTTTATAATCTTGAGTGCGAACAGGAAGTTTTGCGCCCGTTCTAAAAACAAGATCTCCAGGGGCACTCCTGCTAACTGTAGCAGCAGTATCTGTTCCTGGAGCTTCTGATACTGGAGTTGGTGCTGGTGAGAACTTTCCTGTATAAAGATTGAAATAACCAGCTCTCATAGCAGTTGCTGTTCCTGCTGATTTATAACTTTCTCTTTTATTAATGCTTCTTAATTGTGTTGGATCATCAGCAGTTGTTGATAATACTGTACTAGATTGACCTGCAATTTCTGTTGTTACTCTGGCTGCTATTGGTTTGACGTGATTGTGAGCGATTACGCCCGCTGATATGGCCTTGTCTGTATCAGTTCCATCAATGACTGTGGAGGCAAAAACCCCTGTTCTGTCTTTGCTTACGGCTACATTTCTTAGTAAGCTATTTGATGTAACTCTTGTTGAAGTTCCGCCATTATTGACAGAACCGCTACCTTTTAAATTTGGAGGCGTTGAATAATCTGAACCTGATGTATTAGCTGTTGACATTTGTAGTCTCCATGAAAATATTTGTTTTATGGTCTATCACTGTAATGATACACCTAAAAGGTTAATTTTTTATTATGTTTTCTTTTGACAACAAATGCAAAGCATTTAATGAGTTAACTCGTAATCCGTATAATTTACTATTTTTGACCAATTTAATATGATCATTATTCCATATATTACCATTGCAAATAATGTGTATATTGGGCACTTTTTTATTAATTAAAGCAGCAGCTAGTATGTTATCTGAAATATCATCAATAAAATATCCGCTAGCAGGATATATTGTTTTTACATTAAAGTCATATAAAATTTGAGCTACTTTATAAAGAAGTTCATAGCTAAATTGACGATATTCTAGAATATACCTAATTTCAGTATTAGACTCGATAGACAGTGTTTGAATCGCCTTTATATCTTCTCTAAATTTATCATATTTCCTGTTAGATAAAAAATATGATGGACACATAATATCCAATATAGATGCGCCATTTTTTATACATATTTCCGCTATTGAAAGTCTTGATTGTAGATCTATTGTGCCTAAAGGAAAATCTATCGGAGTTGATATTGGAATATTAGTATCTGAAAGATTTTTACATAATTTAACATGTTGAGGCAGAATAGAGATTGTTTTAGGTTCAAATTTAATAACTTTATTTAAAGTTTCTATTACTTCTGAGTCTTTCAGTGTTACATCATAACACGAGTATTCTAGATGCATAATGTTACTTTTTTAATGATTCTATAGTTGGATATTTCTTATCTCCCAAAATACCATCTGCAAAACCATAATACACCGCCTCGTCTGCTGTTAGTATCCAATCACTTTTTGTCGCGAGCTGACTTTGGATATGTTTTCGAGCTATTGGCTTTTTCCAGTTTTTTTCTTTTGCCATCGGACTACTCATCCATTTATCAACAAATATATCTAACATTTTTGCTGATTCTCGTTCGCTCCATTGTAAACTACTAATAGCGGCCTTGTGTTCATCATCAATACTAATTGAGCCATAATGTATTAACATATTAACATTTGGCATTAATATTCTTAGATTAGCAGATTGAAATATAATACTGCTAGCCGATTGAACTTTCGCATATGCTAGGATTGTTGTTTTAGATCGACTATATTTTATAGTATCACATAAACTTAAACAATCCTCCCAATCTCCTCCGGGAAGGTGCATATGTACTAATATTGGTTCACTTGATTGTTGATTTAAAAATCTCAAGTTTTTTTCAAATGTTACGGACGATCTGTAGTCAACACCAGCCTCGTCTTCATCATATCCAAAATGTGAGTGTAAAAAGATTTCTCTATTTTTTATATCAATATTATACGAATGAAGAGATTGTAATTCTGTATCACTAGTGTTAGTTCTAGCCATCGTTTAGCTCTCTATATACTTTTTTATTTATTGTTCTCATTGTTTCTGAATCATCAAAAGCTTTTCCGATTGATACTCTAAATCTATATCTTGTAAAAATATCTAATGTTTCTACTCCATCTGTTCTTTCTATAATTTCAGCAATTTTTTTAGATATATCAAAGTTAGTGTGTCCGATCCAAAAATTAAATAGTTTACCACTAGCAGTATTATCATTCATGGGAATAATACCCATTGGTGTTGCTATTACTCTGATCGCCTTTTGTTGTTGTTTAATTAAATTCTCTTGTTGTTTTTTTTGTTCATTATCTTCTTCATCTTCATCTTCAGTATCATAATACTCTCCGGTATACGGATCAAATGTATCGTCACTATCTTCTTGACCAAATGGATCGGCCCATTTTTGCCATATAATTAATTTATTTTTATCCATTATAAGTATCTCTATAAAATAGGATAATTTGTGATCTATAACTATAATACCCCTTTATAGTAATAGAAAATGCAGGGATTCCAACATCACCTTGCATTGAAAACAGACATTGGACTAATTAATGGGCCAGTATTGCTATTCTTTTTAATTTCTTTTTTAATGATATCATGAAAAGATAATACATTATCAAAAAACAGCTTTTCTTTCATATCACTAGAACGATATGATTTTTCATCAATAGTCTCCAGAAGTTTATGTTTTAAAACATTGCTATTTATATAGATCAATAATTCAGCATATTTTTCAGCTATAGATGGTATTATATTAATATCATAATTATCCAGTTTTGGATATTTTAATGCAATATCAATTTTTAAATCACTTGTTAACGAAACAACTATACCAAGATTTTCCTCGGTCTTTTTTTTAGATATTAAACTTTTAAAGTAATGAAAGAATTTTTTTAGCATTATTTGGTAACTTATTTAGTATTGGTTCTATATCTATTAAATGAGCGTCTTTTATAGTAGTTTCATATGTAATAAAAACAATATAGTAAATTTCTAGAATATCAGATAATACCACATCAGTTAGTTTAAAATTATGATGCATATCGTGACCGTCGGTATGTCTGTTAATAATATGACTAAGACACGAGTCAATGTCTAGATTATCCTCGATAAAAATAGAAGGTAGTTCTAAGTCTATAGTATTAAGCGATAGTATCTTATATCTATTACATGATGCGTCTAGTACTGGAGAAATTAAATTAAACTTGGCAGTTATCATATGATCTAATAATATCCATTGCTCTTTTAATATTCTGTCTTACTGCTTCTCTAGAGACACCAAATTTTTTACCAATATATGATAGGGTATGATTTTCAAGATAGTACATTCTGATCTGTTCTCGTTGTTTATCAGACAGATTACTATTTGTTAGTAAATCATTAATGCCTTCTTTTAGATTTGCTGTTTCTTCTTTTTCAATCAAAATATCAATTGGTTCGGATATGCTGTGGTCCGGTAATGTTGAATGCATAGAGAGATCTGATTCTTTAACATTAAAATCTAGACTAACAGTATCAGAATTTTTCTTATACTTATTGGTAACATAAGTTTTAATTGCCCATATAGCACACTGATTACGATACGAGTAAAGCGTTTTATTTTGACCGCTCTTTCCTTTTCTTGACGGATCAAATCTCCAATCAGCATACATAATAGCTGTTGCAACATCCGATATCGCATCATTATTTTTTAACATTTCTGCTGAAAGTCCATTATAAAATTTAGGACAAAATTTTGATATGGTCTTTTTTGCTAAATTAATATACGTATCTAAACTATCGTACTGTCTTTCCATAAATCAATATCCTTTATTAGTAATTTCTTTTAAGACTTACTTTACTTAGTAAGCTTTTTCCATTGTTCCGGATCAGGTCTATCTTTATCTCCTGGTTTGGCTGGCTTATAATTTTTGCCTTCCTTTTCTTTTTTCTTTCGTATATTTTCCCAAAGTCCGGGTCTATCAGCAGCAGATATAGTATCGGCAGCCTCAGTGACAAACATGATGAAATCGTGAATTGTTCTCATGTAGTCCTCAGTTATGGCGATTTTACCCTGTAGCCAGCTTTCTGTCAAGTTTTCTTTAACTGAGGGGTTGTCTAATGACTCTAGAATTTTTTGTGCATGTGCTGCTATAGCTCTTAGTGAACCCACACTCATCTCAAAGAAATCATTTTTGTATTCTGTCATTTCTGTTTCTGGAGTTTCATTTTCTTCGTCTGCTTCTTCAATATCGTAATCCATTATGGATGTTGGTGGTCTAGTAATATCTGCTAACCCATAGTCATCAAAAGAGTCAACCAAAGTTAATTGATCTTCTGTTTTTCTTAGATATTGATCAACAGTCCATGATTGACCAGCATTAGTAGTTTTGTATCCAACAATATAACCAATATGTTCTGGTAATTCTTCTACATCTTGAACTATACCTTCGCTACCATAATGCATACATGCGGTATTAGTATTTTTAACTTTATCTCCTGATCGTAACTTAGACATAGCAATGGCGCTATCACCATTTGGTCTGGAAATTTGTTGATTAGGATTTTTTGTTTTTAAGAGATCTATTTTTTGTTTTTGAGAATTTAATGAATCATCATTAGTTTTTTGATCTATTAATTCAGGTTTAAGTCCTGGTTTAGTATTTGGATCAATAGATGGTTCAACAGTAGTGACGGGAACTGGCAAAATCGTACTTTCTGACTGTTGTTTTAGAGATTTTTCTACATTATTTAATAGATCATAAATTCTGTCCATTTTATAAACCCTTTATTTTAGTATTTAATTTATCAAAGATATAGTTTGTGAATAATATAGATGCTTTGTTGTCCGAAGGATAATGAACACCCTGTAAAACTCTAGCATAACCACTCTTGTTAACAATTTGATCCAATTCATATTTGAATTGTGGATTAGACCTTAAAACAAGATTTGCTGCTAATCTAGCATACACCGTATGCCCTGATGGGTAGGACGGAGTTTGGTGTGTGTCTGTCTGAATAACATTAATATCTATACCATAGAATTTGGCTAATTGATAAGGTCTTGCTCTATTAAAATAGTATTTCGTATTAAGTATAACTGGTTTAATTATACTATATAGATGATCAAAATGTTTTTTAGGAAAAATAATATTCTGATTTTTGCAAAAATCCATAACTAAGGATGCTGCATTTTTATCTATTTTATGAACAAGTTCTATATCATCATTATTTCTATTATTAGTAATTTTTGATATGTAGATTAATTCTTGCAATGTAGAAGAACTACTATTCTGTGGCGGTTGATTAAGAATAGATTTATAATCAAAATTAATAATAGATGATACTGGCTGATCAGTTACTGATTCATTGGTATATTTGATATTATCTATATTAGTAGATCCTATTAGAGAATTAACTTCAAATAATAGTCTATTCTTAGTCATCTTTTCACACTTGGATGCTTAAGAAATTGTCAAGACCCATTTGTTCAATAAGTTTCAAATAACCTTCATATAGCTCTATACCATCTTCACTACCCTGTAGTAATGGAATCATCATATTGGCAGTAATTTCATCGCCAACCGCTCTCGCAGCAACAATTGTTGCCCTTTCAGCAGAAGATGCCTCTTTGACTGATGCAAGATTATATTGGATCATAGCAACCATATCGTGACGCTTCCAAGATGGTGGACTAACTGTTAATGGTTGATAGTCCGCATCAAAAAATTCTAATCTTTTTAAATTAATAATAGCATGTTGATGTTCTTCTTCTGCATCTTTTCTTAAAACCTCAGATAGTTTTGCATATCCCCAACGCTCCAGATGCATTGCTTGTGCAGAAAGTGACGTTGTTTGTTGCCAGTGTATATTGAGTGATTTTTTTAAAAGTTCAATAACCGTCTCTGTTGTGTACCCCGTAACTTCTTGTGACTTTGCTGGTTCTGCTTCTTTTTGCTCTGATATACTGACTTGATCGGCTTGGTCTGTGGTTTCAGTTGCTTGGGCTGTTGTTATTTCTTGTGCTTTAATTAGTTCTTCTATTGATTGCATATAATTTTCCTTTTAAGATAATTACCAAGCTTTACAAGACCAGTATCTTGCTTTCCACTTGGGGCCGGGATTGTCACAGTTATGTCTTGCTCTGAAGCTCCTGCGTCTTTCTGGAATATTCTTTTTTATTTTCATGTTTGGATCACCAAAATTAACTTTGACAACGTTACCTTTGTCATTTTTTACATATACGCTAAATTTTTTTGGTCCATCCGGAGTTCTAAAAGGTTTATTTAATGTTACTTTTCTACCGTTTTTTTCGGCAGCAATTAGTTTATCTTCTTCGTCATATATCAAATCTGCTTCAATTTCCCATACAAATTCATCCCATTCATCATCCCAATCGCAATTAGAAGCTAATAAGTTATCAGTAACTTCTTCTAATATGGATGACTCTGATTTTTTCTTAGTTTGACCCAAACAGATAGCAACCCTTTGTTTGGTGTCAGGATAGTCTTTTTTCATAACTTCATCACCCATACAACGAGCAATGAATTTCTGTTTATCTTCGTTTTCGTGTTTTGATGGAATTGGCATATATTTTCTCCTAATTAGAAATACACCTCATAACTTGATCTGCTGCATTTGCCCAAGAATACTTTTTGGCCGTTTCTATTCCATTTGGATTTACATTTAGCCTATTTTTGTAAACAAATCTCATATGATCAATAATATTATCAATTTGATTTTTACCTAATTTAGCCCAATTACCCTGTCCTTGAAATGCTTTTCCATCAAAAGCTTTTTCTGTTTCTTCTATATCTACCAAGTAAGAATTATCAGATGTACAAAATTCTGTATGCGCAGAATAATTTGTTGCTATTGCTGGTTTGCCCATGCTCATAGTTTCCAATAACTCCAAATTCCATCCTTCTGCTCTTGAGGGATATAATCCACAATCAGAGTTTGCTATTAATTGAGCAATTTCTTCTTGAGTTTCAAAACCAGAGAAAAGTTTAACTCTGTCAGAAGCATACATAGTTTTCCACTGTGTAAGCTCATCGCTTGAAGAATAGCTATTAGTTTTTTCTGATGCTAAAATCCATAATTCAACATCTTTTTCATTTGGAAATGCTGTATTGAAAATATTAAATAATAAATCGTGACCTTTACGTACCTCCCATTTTCCTATATTCAGAAATACATATTTATCATCTTTTCTATTGGATTTTATATTGTTATTAAATATTTCTCTATTTACTCCTAGCGGAACAACGCAAGATGGTGATTCTATACCATTATTATGAAGAACTTGCTGGCCCCATTTGCTACTAACACAAACTATATCTGGAACTTTTAAATTAATTTTTTCAAAATCATTAAATGAATCTAATTCAAAAAATGGATAAGCAATATATTTGCCTCGTCCAATATGATCTAATAAATCAAATTGATGCCATATTCTAAAATTAGGTGCATTAATATCTAATTGCATTCTTTTTTGCAGCAACGGTAGAACGGCGTTGTAGTCGTTTTGATTATTAACGGCCGGATTACCTATAGGAAAATAAGTTACATCAGCTATTTTTGATAATTCTTTTAGAATATTTAATGATGCTAGACCATACCCAGTATTATTAATTGGTCCAGAATAGTTTATTTTCATTTTTCATATACCTTATTATGAGTATTGTTTACTTGTATAAATGTTGTTTTTTTGCCAAAATCTTTTATCTTGTTAGCTCCTATATAAGTACAGGCGCTTCGTATACCTCCATAAATATCTTGCAGTATCTCTTCTGCTGTTCCTTTGTATGGTACAGTAACGCATTTACCCTCTGCGGTTCTATATTTAGCAACACCGTTGTGATGTTTATTCATAGCGTTTTTGCTACTCATCCCGTAATACTGGAGGGTGGTTTTTCTTGTTTTTGGAGGATCAAATTTATATCCTGGATCTAATGGTTGCCAAAATCCCATATTAGTAAGATATTCATACTTCCATTCTCCTTCGCACTCATCTGCTCCAGCGAACATACTACCTAACATTACAAAATCACTATTACCACCAAATGCTTTGCAAACGTCTCCAACTACTTTACAGCCTCCATCAGAACAGATATGTCCACCAAGACCATGAGCAGCGTCAGAGCATTCCATTACGGCGCTTAATTGAGGGTATCCTACGCCAGTTTTTAAACGAGTAGTACACACACTACCAGAACCTATACCAACCTTAACTATATCAACCTGACCATGAATAATTAGTTCTTCGGTCATTTCTGGAGTAACAACATTTCCAGCCATTAAAACAGATTCTGGAAATAGTTTTCTGATATGAGCTGCTGTTTTTACAAATTGTTCAGTATATCCATTCGCAATATCTAAACATATATTTGGGCCTGGACAATGTTTACCTTCTGTAAGATGATTGTGAACATAAGAGAGTTTTTCTAGATCTTTCTGTCCAGTTCCTATGGAATAGAAAACTAGGTCTTTATTAGGAATATTGGGATCGCTATAAAAATCAATATATTCATATGGTAAATAGTGCTTGTGTAAGCATGTGATAGCATTTTGCTTGACTAGTGATTTAGCCATACCAAAAGTGCCAACAGTATCCATATTAGCTACCATAATTGGTACTGCCAATAATTTTCTTGGCGAGTATTTAAATCTAAACTCTCGCTGAATACATACATCAGATCTACTACTTAATGTTGATCTTTTGGGTCGTATGAGAACATCATCAAAATCTAACTTAGTTTCATTAATAATTTTTTGCATTTCATATTTCTTTCAAATACTTATCAGTATCATAACATTTCCATTTTCTGAAATCTTCAAAACCTTGTTCGCTAACACAGATTTTGGGTCCGGTTAAAACCCCTTTTCCTTTATAGTGAGTGAGCGCAGCAAGAATGGCGCAAATATGGTCTGTACAATCTACTATAAATTTAATTTGACCAGATTTGATATAATATTTAGGCATCTTACACCGAAAAAAAATACCATCTTTTATAAGAATCTATATTTTCTGATGAGTTAATATGATTCAAGTATGCTTTTATTTCCTCCCATGTGGAGAATATCATTTGATGAGGTATTGTTCCAAATAACCAATCTGGAGTATGGCCTTTTCCTTGAACCATATGTATAATTATTGGTTTTTTTTGACGATTTGCCCAAAATATTTCTTCCAAAGTTCCACACGGATGAGTATTTAGATCCAGATTAACTATTAAAAAATCACTGATATCAACCAATCTTAGATCAACAGATCTTATGGTTTTCATCATTGATGTTAGTTCATCGTATCTTCCTTTTTCTTTCAGTTTAGTTTTGATAGCATGAGTATCTTTATCTTCTAATCCTATATCTGTGGGTTTACTTATAGGATTAAATACAACAATACCGAGATCATTAAGAAATGGGGTTATATTGTCTCTCCATGTTGATCCCCGATCAGGAACTCTGTCCATGGCTCCTGCTAAATAGACTCTCTGATTCTTCAGTCTTTCCATTAATATTTGTCACAGAATAAGAAGGTAAAAATATTTTTTGAGGATTGGGTTTTGATTCCTCGTTCTCTGTATATTTCTGTCATTCCAGAAATAGATCCTCCAAGTATTGATATTACCAAACATATCACAATAAAACTATCCATTAGAGTTCTCCAAATTTAAATAAGACATATACTTTTTTCTCATCTCTTGAACTTCAGCTACCATTTCTAGTAGTGTTTTTTGATCTGTTGATCTACCTTGTGGGTTATGGTAGTACAAACCCACCGGATGGTTGACCAAAGATATCTTAGCACCTCCGACGCATGAACGCAACCACATATCTCCATCAGAAGCTGTCTTATACGATTCATCAAAGTATCCAAATCTATCATGTAAATTCTTTTTCCACAAAGGCATACAGTGAGGACTGTTATTAAGTAATAGATTTTTTAAAGAGTGTGGTAAGCAAGGATAAATATTAGAATAGTTATTATCTTCGTATCTTTCATTAGCTATGGTAGATACATAAGTAAGTCCATATACTAGATCCAGTTCTGGATCTCTTTCAAAAGATTTTACCAGTATTTCAAAACTATTTACATTTTTTCTATCATCAATATTCCAATTTCCAATAATATCTGACGAGCACATGCGAATTGCTATGTTCCATGCCGCATATAAACCAGGATCATTATCTAGTCTATGATATTTAATGTTTGAATATTGCTCTGTTAATGGGATAATAAAGTTTTTCTCATTTTCTGGAGAAGCGCAGTCCAAAAAAATAAATTCAATATCATTAAAGATAGACTGTTTCAACATGTCTTCTATGTATCCTTTAACAAATTTTTCTCCTTTATATAGCGAACAAAAAGAAGAACATCTATAATTTTTCATTTATTTCCCTTGTCCTTATTCGATAGAATTACATCTTTAATTGGCCAGTCAATATTTATTGAGGGGTCGTTGTATTGTAATATAACTTCATATTCTGGATAGTGTTTTTGGGTTGTAAAATAAGTAAAGTCAGCACCTTCTTCACTTAATACTAGAATTCCATGAGCAAATCCTGGTGGTATATATATCATATCTTTATTAGATTCTGATAATTCATAAGAAACCCATTGTTTGTATGTTGTTGAGTTTTCTCTAATATCAACAGCGACATCAAGAATTTTACCTCTATTACATCTAATTATTTTGCCTTGTCCGTAAGGATCTTTTTGATAGTGTAATCCTCTTAATACTTTATATTCAGAATGTGAACATTTTTCTTGTACTATTTCTGGTATGCCATTTTTAATAAATAGTTCTTTATTATAAGTCTCATAAAGTGTTCCTCTATGATCCTCATAAATTTGAGTTTTGATTAATATTATTTCAGAAATTAATTTATCATGAATAAATATATGATTCATTTAATATAATCTCTAAAATTTGTATACCAACAAGAACCAATTAATTCATATTTATAAAAAGATTTTTCAACTGCGCTTTTAACACCCCATGTAGAAGAATCTGCAAAATCATCGCCACCAATGATGCCAAAATTATTCAATTTATTTATACCTTTATCTATAGATACTTTAACAGTATTGTAGTCGTGAGCAGTATCTAAATAGATAAAATCAAATTGCTCATTAGTCTGTTCTAAGAAATCTGAATCTTTATTTTTAATTAATGTAATATTGTTATCAAATAGGTTTAATTTTTTTAAATTATTTTCAGCTTTTTCTTTTGTTGGGCTGGGCATACCACAAAATTCTTCCCATGTCATATTTTTTTTATGTTCTTCCCAGTCTGCTCCTGGATCATCAGAAAATAAATCTATGCCTGTTATTTTTATATTTCTATTATAGAGATAATTATTAATATTTTTTATATAAGCAATATCTCTACCATAATAAACTCCACAAATACAAATATTATTAATTCTTGGATCAGATAAGATTTTTGTAAAAAATTGAACATGAGAGTTATTTGACCATCCTATGCATACATTATTTATATCTTCTGTAGTTAACATATTTTTTATTCCTTTGTAATATGATAGATTCTATCCACTCAGCACTTTGTTGCATTGTTAATGCTAGCATTATAATTATTCCTTAGGAAAGTTTGTTGGAGTTCCATCTTTGGAATATTCTGAATATTTTGGTTTATAATTTTCTCCTAACCAACCAACAGTTTTTTCCAATGCTCCATTATGTTCTGGACTACCATCATATAAACTAAAATTCTTCAAAGTATCTCCATGTCCAAGTTCTACTAATTCTTCCCACAATTCTGTTCCAGGAAAAGGTATGCAATCACTAATTTGCCAATGAACAGTATTGTTATTCTGTCTACCAATTGCTTGAAGATCTTTTAAAATTTCTTGATCTTTCTCCCATGATCCTGCTTTTTCTCCTGGAAAATTTTTCATAGTAGTAAAATGAAATTCCATATTTGAAAATCTAGTAACTAAGTATTTTAAGTTATCGTAAGCGGTTTTAGTATTCATATGTTTTTTAACATTATCAGATAGTTCCTGATTAAATGTTTCGATTCCAAATCTCATTCCAACACAACCAGAGTCTACCATTTTATCATATAGTTCAGGCTTACTTGTATCTATTCTGCCCATCATTGTCCATGGCATATTAAAATTTTTAAGTCCATCACAAATTTTAGATATTCTATTATGTCCAAGATTCCATGTATCATCATCAAAGAGTATACTACGAAGATCATCTCCCAAAATGTTTTTCATTTGTTGTATTTCATCAATAACCATTTCTGCTGATCGTGCTCTATATTTACCATTATTAATAACATTTGGCCATTGACAATATGTACATTTAAATGGACATCCACGAGAAGCACTCACTGTTAATTGTATCATAGGAGTGTTCATTGTTGGTTCATAATAGTTTTGTATATAATCTAATGGTCTATATGGTAAAAAATTATCTCCATTAGGTAAAGTATCTATATTTGATAGATGTTCAAATCTATAGATATCTTTGGCATTGTCTAATTTTTGACAAATATCCAATGCTGGTATGTCGTATTCTCCAACAATGCAATGATCAACATGATCTAACTCTATACATTCATTGGCATAGGTTTTCATATGGGGTCCACAATATACATTTCGACATCCGATATTTTGTTTAAACCATAATGCTATATCATTGTTTAGTTTAAAAGTTGGCGTAGATATATCATAAAAAATTATATCTGGTTTTAAGTCATAAATAACTTTTTTGGTAACTTCTAAATCAGAATGTTTTAATGCAACACCATCATAAAAATACGTTTCAAAACCATGATGTTGCACATATTTTGCAGCATATCCTAACCAAAAGGGGAAAGGAGCATATCCATGAAAATGTCCTCCGGGATTGGTCCAAGGCCATCGTGATCCGGCATTTGGTCCAGTGTGGATCTGTCCATTAACATATTTTACATTTGGTATATTTGCAAATAGTATTTTCATAATTTTGTTCCTAGCCAGTTTAACAGATCTGACATTCTGTGTTTGAAAGTATGTTTAGATAAAACATGATTATATCCATATTCTCTGTATTTATTCGTCTCTTCTGGATGATTTAGATAATAATCAATCTTTGAAAGAAGATCATCATTTCCATCTGTAAATTCCATACAATTTTTAAATTCTGTTTCCAGAAATTGAGATCTATCAGAAATAATAAATCCTTTACATGCTAAAATATTGAAGATACGAAAATTATACGAACCATAATCTAGGTGTTCGGTAAGGTGAGCGTTTAAACATATTTTTGAAGAAGAATACAGGGTGGCTTCATCATCTATGCTTATTTTGCCTTTGCATAATGGAGAGTTCCATCCTGCTGGATTACCATATATGGTCAATCCTTTATCTTTAGCGCATAATAAATATTTTTCTGATGTTTGTTGATCTCTAATATTATTACCTACAAAACATAAATTATGAGATAAATTATTATCTATAGGTTTAGGAAAAAATAAATCAGGATCAACAGCGAATTGACACACAAGTCCTTCACCACAGTTATTCATCAATCCTTCAGATGGAAATATAAAGTTGTCATATTTATGTTTTATTTTATGATACACTTCAATAGTACCCGGCCAAGCGGGCTTCGGAAAAACATTTTGTAGATATAATATTTTGTATCCTACCATTTGGTGATTTACTAATGGACTAAAGGATATAGAAACATCATATATGCCAAATCCATTGATATCAACGCTAGAAACTCTTGTGTCTTGTTGCAAATATTTTGCCCATGATCGAGCAACTAGTTCGTCACCTTGAACGTTTGCTCCATTATTTACGGTATTAATTGACGATGTTGATGGGATCAATATGTTGATGTTCATTTTTTAGTCTTGTAAGTCCATTAATTACAGTATCTGGTATTTTTTTAGTTATTTGTTTATATAAACTATTATTTAATGAAATATCTTTAGGGAATTTACCATTTGATATTCCGCTAGATAAAAGAGAACGATCTCTCTCAAATATAGTAGCCACAGACGAATATAGTTCATATCTATTATTTCTTGTGTTTCCACTTAAATGGATAACTCCTAGAAAAGTAGTATTAATAATATCGTCAATCATTTCTGCCAAATTGATAGCATATGTTGGAGTGTTGTATACATCAGAAAAACACACAGTTTCTTTCTTTTCTGATAGAGAAATTAATAAATTTTTAAGCCAAAGACAATTTTCTCCATATACGCCGGATGTTCTGACTACAATAGAATTATTGTGCTGAAGTGCGTATTGTTCGCCTACAAGTTTTGATTGTCCATAAGCTGTTGATGGTAAAGATATGGAATTTTCTGAATATCCACCAATATTACCATCGAATACATAATCTGTAGATATATAAATAAATTTGGTAGTTCTATTTAAATGTTTGATAACATTAGCAACGCCATTAGAGTTAATAGAATATGCTTTATCAGGATATTTTTCACATTCTGTAATATCTTTTATTCCTATGGCATAAATAACATAGTCAAAATTTTTATTATTTAGATAATATTTTACAGACTCAATATTGGTGATGTCTATATCTTTTTTACTAGTAATAGTTGTATTATATTTAGAAATAAAATACGTATATAGATTTTTACCAATAAAACCATTGCCTAATATTAGTATTTTTTTACTCATATATTAATCTTTATTTTGAATAATTTTAATCCATGAATTTATATCTAATAATGATTTGTCCCAAACCATAGATAAACATCTATCATATTCTTGTATTATAAAATTTTTATCAAGTAATTGATTAATATCTTGTAATAGAATTATTGGTAATTTTTTATATAGTTGATATATTTTGAAGTCTCCAGGAATTATGGTAATAGGAACTCTATTACTATATAAGACTTCCCATAATCGATGTGTATCTATTCCGTTTCCTATTGGGCAAACTACCATCTGATAATCTTGTATTGTGTTAAAAAAATCTGCTAAGGTTAAATGAGGTTCTTGCCAATCAATAAAAGATGATTGAATGCAATATTGTTTAACTATTGATCTATAATTATAGTTAGTATTAAGATTAAAATTAGCATAAATAAATTTAGTACCCAAATTAGATATATCATTTTTATTAAGCAAATTTTCTTTTTCAGATGCTCTGTCAAAATATCCTATACCGTGGCCTTGTCTGACTGACGGTAGTTTATTTTCTAGTCCTATCGGCAAGGGATGCAGAATTTTGGAATTAGATACTGCGTTTTGTGCATACCATGCAACAATATTATCAGGAGCTAAAGATATTATCTCATCAGTAATTGCATAATCAGAATTACCTGTAATTAATATTACTGAATGGTTTATTTTTTGTATTTTTTTGAAATCTTCTAAGATATAATCTGTTTTACAAAAAAAGATATTTTCTTCATCATGAAGATGTGATAATTTATTCAATTCTATATAATCAATATTTTTCATAGGATTTTTCTTCTATGATCTCTGAACCTGATATTTCATTTATTGTTTTTTTAATATTTGCTCGTTTATCATTAGTTTTGTATACATTTCTAGCTAACTCTATAAATTCATTATCAAATTCTTGTTTATTTTCTTTTATTCTAATATTATCTTCTATGTTCCATAATACTTCATTGACTTGTTTTAATTCGTAATAAAGATTAGTTATATTATAGCTATTAATGATATTATAACAAATATCTCTTAAATAAGATATTTCATTTTTTATATTGTTTATTTTATCTGGATCTATAATTTTATTGTATTTTAATTCTAATATAGAAAATTTATCTAATAATTCTCCATTAGAAATTGGTATTTTTTCAGACATACTCTATTATACTCCATTTAGGTGATACTTGAAAATTACATGGATGTTTTCTAACATTATGATAATATAAATTATTTGTTATATTAGGTATGCTATCTATCAGATGGAATAATGAACTATTAATACAATGAATTTCATTAGCATTTTGTATTAAATCAATATAGCATAATAAATCATTTGTATCTTCTTTTTTAACAAATACTGTACTTAATTTTGTTTCTATATTAAGATTAAATATATGATCACTACTTTGATTATGAACAAAAATAAATTTGTTGTCAGGAATTGGTAGCATATTTTGTGATTTGATTCTTGGTAATTTAAAAAATCTATACCTTTCTAAGAAATCAATACCAAGTTGTTTATAGAACGACTTATCCCAATTTTTTGGATCAGTATGCTCAAATCCTACCCTAAGAATTTTTTGATTTGTTTTAAATGCATAGTTATTGATTTCAGTTATTTCATTGTGTGAATTTATATTTAAAGGAATAACATTAATATTGGGATTATCAGAATATAAAGAACTAACAGTAGGCTCATTATGCTTTTTACATACTAAATCTATAGACTCTTGACTATATTTGGCAACAAAGTTCACCAAACCATTACATACAAAATGATCGCCCAAACCTAGATGATGATGAATAATCATGTTTTATTTTTTATTTGTTGTAGTAGAGATTTTGCTATCAAGGGATTTTTACATCCATGTAATAAATAAAATTTTACAGGACAGGAGTTTTTTAAATAACTATCATATAATTCGGTATCTTCCATATCGTTATTAATATATGCATTTATTAGTGTAGAATTGGGAATATGGTTATATCCCAAGTCTTCAGAAACTTCATATTTATTTAGTAGCGCATTTAAAATACCTTCATCTTCTATGTATGTTTGTATACCTCGTTTATGAAAATAAGATATATTATTTACTAATTCTGATATGAAATTTTTATGATGTTGAGATATTAATCCACATGCGTATACCCAATTCATTTTTGGTATATTTGGGGAAAATAAAGAACACAAATTTTTTAGATTCTCAGCATGAATAGGATTGGAAAAAGGGTTGTGCGGGTGTTTTGCCAATAGTGGAAATTTGCAATTTTTAATCTTATCTTCATTATCATAAAATAGATTATCTATCTCTTTAGTAGCAACCATATCAGAATCTAATATTGCACATATATCGTAAGGATTATCTAAAAGAGACATCCATTTTATCATACATATAGAATAAAAGTTTAAATTATCTATATTTGTGGTTTTGCTAACAACCCGATCATGATTAAAGTTATGCTCAAAATTAATACAGTTAACGGTGATCTTGTACTTGCTAAAAGATACAATCGAATCAACCAATATTTCTGCTAAAGGTAGCCAATTTTTGGTTACAAAAGTATTAAATCCATAATTTTTTATCATGGTATATATTTCCAATAATCAGGATGTCTATTATCCTGTTCATCGAATACATCCCCAACAAATTCTTTGTCTATCCTCTCAGTTGGAAAAGGAATATTATCGAAAAATGGATCATGAACTATTTTATCATTTTTTATTAATGGATACAATGAGTTATAGAAAAATTCATAGTCTGTACCATACTTATCTTTTCTTTGAAAAGTTTCTAATAGTTTTTTCATTGGATATTTATTATTAGATTTATATCCCCACATTCCACCGAGAATAGGAAATCCATGATGAGGATGATCTCTCATGATATGAAAAGTTTTATCAGATTCTAGCCATTCATCGACTGCGTATTTTTCTCTCATTGAGATTCTAGAATCTGTATCTCTAAAAATTGAAATATCAACACCAGGATCATAGCACGTTTCAAATCTCCAAAACATGGAACTCCAATCTCCGGGCGAGTCTTTATAAAAGACAGTTATATTTGGAATTAGTAATAGATTTTTCCAAATAGCTTCTGGAACAGTTGATCCTAGAAAGAAATATGCTTCCCATCCTGGGTATATTTGATGTAACAATTCTGCATTTCTAATAGCTCCAAAAGTATATTTAGGGTTATCTCCCCACAAACTAAAACTAATAACTTTTCTCATAGTATTATTTTTTGGGCGGATAATTATATACTGTTACAAAAAATTTGCCCCAAACATCCTCTATAATATCTGTTATAAAATCCCAGTTTCCTCCAGCGAGTCCGCTCCCGAATTTTGGACAATGAATCTCTATTTTTTCACTTTTATTCAAAAACCCGGTATTTGTATGTATATGTTGAGATAAAGAGTTCATAGCTTTAACCAGAGCTAAATAATTTAGTGGTCTGGTATTTGTGATACTTTTTACTCCATTTTGTCCTATCATATTTACAAAACATAATTTATGTCTATATTTATCATTTTCATAAACTTTAACAATTTGAGAATAACCAAGATTTGTTTTCAGAAAACTTTTACCTAATAGATGATAATTTTCTTTTACTATTGGATATTTTATGGCTACTTGTGATGCAAATCCGGCACCGAATAAGTCTATATTATTACAAACATGTGGAACAAACACAGTTGCGCCTTCGTTTCCTGAACTTACTCTATTTCTAATCATTTCAAATAAATCATTATTAGAATATACTATATTATTATGATTATTTTTTTTGTTGATTATTTTACTTGTCATAATTCACCTAATAATTTTTGACCATTTTCCAGCAGGACATTCTTGATCCGCCCATGCCAATTTGTTAAGGAATTTACTTTTTTTGCTAATGGCACAACCACATATATTGCATTCAGATTTTTCTCTGTTAAAATCAGAGCATTCTATACATATAGAATATCTATCTAAAATTTCAGACTGTGTAGTTTTGGGAAATCCGTTCCACACATGAAAGAATAATGACTTAAGAAATGTTTGTATTCGTATTAGCAGCATTTTTTTCTCTCTCTCTTATTGCTATAATGTTATTATCTTTATCTAATGTAAATATATCAATAGGATCAATCATATCATTAGATTTAATCCATTTGGATGAACCATCAGATAAACATACTGCTAATTTATCACCATTTTTTTTAAAGTCGGTTGTTAATATAAAATAATTACCAGATAGAACAAAACAATCACCAATAGATATTTCTTCTAAATATTTCATATAATTAATGATTGTAAAATCTATCCCAGTTTTCCCACTCTTCGTCATCAAAACTCTCTTTGAGTTTTTTTATTTCTTTCTTGGCATTGTTCTTATTTATCAGCTCATCATCAAGCATATTCTTTTTAATGTGCTGTTTTTTGACTTTCTGCCTTCTTTCTGGTTTTTTATCGTTATTATCGTCTAAATTTCTCATTTCAAATCTCTGGTTATCGGCCCATACAACGTTATTATAGGAAAGATCAAAGGACTGTCAACCACTTTGATAAGATTTTTTTGTCTTGACGATAGGCTAATTTCTGATTATATATTATGCAGAGCGGGCGGATATTACTATAATACATACTTAACTATGATAAACTCTACTATTGTGACCGGTATATGGGATCTTGGTAGGGATAATCTATCAGAAGGATGGGGAAGATCGTTTCAGCATTATGTTGATAACTTTATTGTACTGCTCAAATCCCTAAAAGATATACCCTTAATAGTATTTATAGACAAAGAACACGAACATATAGTTTGGGAACACAGAGAAAAATCCAATACTGTGGTTTACCATCATTCTAAAGACCAATTTAAAGGGTCTTTCTTCCCATTTTTTGATAATGTACAGAAAATAAGACTTAATGATGAATGGCAAAATCAAGTAGGATGGTTAAAAGATAGCACACAGTGCAGAATGGAACTTTACAACCCTATGGTTATGAGCAAGATGTTCTTTCTGCATAATGCAAAATGTTTTAACCCATTTAATACAGAATATTTATTTTGGTTGGATGGAGGGATAGCAAATACTGTGCATCCTGGATATTTTAGTCATGATAATGTAATAGAAAAAATAGAAAGTATTGTTGATAAATTTTTATTTATATGTTTTCCATATGAAACCAACTCAGAGATACACGGATTCAAAATAGATAAAATGAAAGAGTACTGTCATAGCGACAGTGTTAACAGGGTTGCTAGAGGTGGATTTTTTGGTGGTCATATAGATTATATATCAAAAGCAAATGAATTATATTATTCATTACTAAATGATACTCTTAATTCTGGCTTAATGGGAACAGAAGAAAGCATTTTTACAATAATGACATATTTAGATACTGATGTATTTAAATTTGAAATGATAGAAGATAATGGATTGCTGTCTACATTCTTCGAAAAAGTAAAAAATAACATAACCATAGTTCAGGATGTTGGTAAACCCAAAAGGAAAAAACATACCAATAATGATATACTTTTGTATATTAATGCATTTAATTCTCCAGAACAACTACAAATGGTTTTGGATAGTTTTGAAAAATATGACAATAATTTCTTAAATAAAACAAGAAAAATTTTGCTTAATAATACAACGAAACCAGAACTGTTTGAAAAATACGATGTTATAACCAAAAAATATAACTTTGAAGAAATTAGACACGGCAACAAGGGAATTTGTCGTTCAAGACAAATAGCAGCTGAACATTTTGCAGATACTGGTTCAAAATACATGTTCTTTTTTGAAGATGATATGCTTCTAGATTTTGATAATAGATGCTCGTTTGGTTTTAATAAAAAAGTAGATGGTCTTTTTAATGTTGCCATAAGAATAATGGATAATGAATATTATGATTTTTTGAAATTAAGTTTTAGTGAATTTTATGGCAATAATTCTGATCAATGGAGTTGGCATAATGTTCCATCAGAAAAAAGAATGAAATTTTTTGGAAGAGGCAATAAAAAACCATCAACAAAATTTCATCATATAAAATCTTATAATGGTAATCCTTATGCTGAAGGGGAAGTTTACTATTGTAATTGGCCTCATATTATAGATCAAGAAGGTAATCAAAAGCTGTTTTTAGATACAAAATGGGAGAATCCATTTGAACAAACATGGATGAGTCATATATATACTTTAACAGTTGAAGAAAAAGTTCGTTCAGCAATACTATTATCTAGTCCTATAACCCATAACAGAGTACATTTTTATGAAGCGCAAGAAAGAAGAGAAAATTAAGAAGGATCGTAAGAATACAATTTTTGTTCAAATAGCTTCTTACAGAGATCCTCAATTATTGCCAACTCTTAAAGACATGATAGATAAAGCTGACCATCCAGAACTACTAAGATTCGGAATATGCTGGCAGCATTGTGACAAAGATGAGTGGGACAATTTAGAAGAATTTAAAAATGACCCAAGATTCAGAATACTAGATGTTAACTATTTGGATAGTAAAGGAGTTTGTTGGGCCAGAAATAGTGTTCAATCATTATATGATGGTGAAAAATATACTTTACAATTAGATAGTCATCATAGATTTGTCCCGCATTGGGATACTGAATTAATTAATATGTTAAAAGACTTACAAAAAGATGGATATAAAAAACCATTACTGACAGGATATATTCCCAGTTTCGACCCTGACAATGATCCCGGAGCAAGAATAAACGAACCATGGAAAATGAATTTTGATAGATTCATACCAGAAGGCGCCGTGTTCTTCCTTCCTGCATCATATGAACCTCATGATGATATCACAAAACCTCTGCCTGCAAGATTTTATAGTGCTCATTTTGCTTTTACTCTAGGAGAATTTAGCATAGAAGTCCCTCATGATCCAGAATATTATTTTCATGGAGAGGAAATAAGCATAGCTGTTAGAGCATATACATGGGGATATGATTTATTTCATCCTAATAAAGTTATATGTTGGCATGAATATACCAGAAAAGGGCGAACAAAACAATGGGATGATGACAAAGATTGGGCTAAGAGAAATAATTATTGTCATTTAAAAAATCGTAAATTATTTGAAATGGATGGAGAGAAAAGAGATATAGATTTTGGAAGATACGGATTTGGATCAATAAGAACATTAAGAGATTATGAAAAATATTCAGGACTATGTTTTGGTAAAAGAGCAATTCAAAAAAGAGTTATTGACCGAAAACCTCCACCAGATCCAGAAACAACAAACTTATCAGATGAAGAATTTGATAGTAAATTATTAAGAATATTTAAACACTGTATAGATATTCAATATGATCAAGTTCCAGAAAACGATTATGATTTTTGGGCTGTTGCTTTTAAGGATGAAAAAGGAGAGGATATGTATAGACAAGATGCAGATGCTAATGAGATACTCTCTATGAAGAATGATCCAGACGGGTATTGTAAAGTATGGAGAGAGTTCCAAACTGAAAAACTACCTACTAGCTGGATAGTTTGGCCCCATAGCATAAAGAACGGTTGGGCCGAACCAATTACTGGTAATTTATAAATCATGGATTATAATTATTATATAAAACGATGGGATGATCATCATTGCTCACAGCACGTTGAGCCATTTTTATGTGGCATATCTAATATTTTACAATCGTATTATAAACACGATCCTACTATTTATATAGATATCGGTGCCAATGTTGGTAAGGTCTATGATTTAATTAAAGAAAAATCAATTCTTAATATTGAAAAAGCTTATTTGTTTGAAGGTAATACAAAACTATATTCTTATATGAAGAATAAATATGAAAATGACCATACTGTATCAGTATATAATGATATTATTTTAGATAAAATTATCAATATTAATTTTGATGATGAATATATTGACGAACAAATATTAAACAATAATGAATATATTAATTTTGGATTATCAAAAACGAACCATTATAAAAATACGAATCAGAGAGAAACCGCAAAGATATCAGATTTTTTTAACAATAATGGACTTTTAAATAAAAAAAGTTTTATTAAAATTGATACTGAAAATAGTGATACATTAATTTTAAAAGATATACTATCTATAATGGATAATCTATTATATAAACCTATTATTGAATTTGAAATTAATTATTCTGCTGGTGGTCATACTGCAGAGTTTATTCAAACTATTATTGATGACTATTCTAATAAATACAATTATAAACATATTAATATTTTAGAAATGCGTGGAGATGGGCTATTAGTACCCAATACAAATGAATAATATTGCTATATACGGATCCCATAATGGTGGAATAGCTTTTAGAGATGGTTCTAACTATAGAGTAATTGAAATAGAAAGATTTATTAATAGAAAAAATTATGGATTAACTCAATATCTATTATGTCATCATAATAAATTTATTCTGCAAGAAATGTTAAATTATATTAGTACTCATTTTAACATAGATTTAAATTTTGATACTGTAATATACTCCAATACCGATGTAGTATATGGGGATGAGTATTTACATTATGAGAAATTTATAAATGCAAAAGAAAGAGTACCTTGTTTGCATCACCATGCTCATGCTGCTGGTACATTTTATCAGTCTCCTTTTCCAGAGTCTTTGGTTATTAGTTATGATGGTGGTGGTAGCGACGGATTCTTTAATATATTTCATGCTACTAGAGAAAATAGTGTAAAAAATATTAAACGTGTTGAAATTGATTTTGGATTTGCATATATGTCTTTTGGTCATTTTTTATCTCCTATAAAATTTGAATCAGAATTAGGAATGGGCAATCTGGTATACTCTGGAAAACTTATGGGATTATGTGGATATGGTAAAACTAATAGTGAATGGCTACCATATTTTAAAGAATATTACTATAGCAAACCTGATGGTGGAGATTACCTATCTAAAATTAATACTATAGTAGGATCTAATATTGGAGTTATTTTTACAACAGATAATAGATTAGATGGTCAAATAGCTCTAGATATAGCTGCTACGTCTCAGGCAGCATTTGAAGAAGTATTTTTTGAATTAATAACTCCAGTTGTTAATGAATATCCAGATATGCCAATATGTTTAACTGGTGGATGCGCTCTTAATGTCGTATGTAATACCAAAGTTAAAGAACTATTTAATAGGCCAACATTTGTTGCACCAAATTCTAATGATTGTGGATTAGCTCTTGGAATGTTGCTAGATCATGAGAAACCGAGAGATCAAGTTGATGTAACATATGGTGGATTGCCAGTTTTAGATCCTTATAATCTTTATGAAATAATAGAAATCAGACATTCTTCAAAATACAGCCACGAAAAAGCTGCGAAACTATTAACTAATGGTAATATAGTTGGTTTGATACAGGGTAATTCTGAGCATGGACCTAGAGCATTGGGTAATAGAAGCATTTTATGTAATCCCTCTATTCCTAATATGAAAGATATTTTAAATGATAAGGTAAAAAAGAGGGAGTGGTTCAGACCATTTGCCCCAATAGTTAAACTAGAAGATGCTAATAAGTATTTTGAGTTTGAAGGAGAAAGTAGATTTATGAGCTACTATGCTAAAGTCAGACCAGAATATAAAGATCAACTAGTATCAATTACTCACATTGATGGAACAGCCAGATTACAAACTGTTACCAGAGATCAGAATGCTTTCATATATGATCTATTAACAGAATTTGAAAAACAATCTGGTATAGCAGTTTTACTTAATACGTCATTTAATGTTAATGGAAAACCACTCATAAATACATATAAAGACGCAATTTATATGTTAGATAATTCTGGATTAGATAATATTTTTACTGATAAATTTATTATTCATAAACTATGAAACCAAGAATAATAGTACATAATCCAACTAATTTTGTAACAAAAAAATATAGGTATTATAATATCTTTTTTGATAACTTTGTATTAAATCTTAAAAATAAATTTGATATTATTGAAAATAGATATTTTATAAATGCTCATAAAGAAAGATATCCTGTTAAACTTTTATATGATAATGATAACGAAAATGTGATGTACTCTACTATAATGCTTGAGTGCGAGATGATCTTAGAAAACTATGACTCTAAAGAAATAAAAATACTATCCACTAGTGATTATTTTAGTGATATTAATCTTGGTTTATTCAATAATGAAATAGCAAAACCATATATAAGTAAAATACTAGTATCTCAATTTAATCGTAAGGATATACTACATCACTGCTATGATAAAAATATAGATAATATTTATAGTCCTTGGATATATTTTCCATCTAATTTATATGATTTAAATGCTCTATATAATCAACGTAAAAAAATATCATTATTTATTGATAAATTCTATTTTAGAGGTACAGGTCTGGAACATAGACCAATGATAAAATTTTTCAATACTGATTTATTCTATGGAGGCAATTCTATTGGAAATTTTGATAACTATGCTAATGAACTAATTAATTATAAAGTTGGATTTTCTTGTGCCGGATCTGCCCAGATATGCTATAGAGATATAGAGTATATGGCTATGGGTGTTCCTATGTTACGATTTGAATATACCAATGAAATGAGTCCTAATCTCATACCAAATTTTCATTATATTTCTGCTGGTCCACCATTAGAAAATAAACAAGAACATTATGCAAATAAAGATCATGCAAAAATGATAGAAGAAAAATTTGTACAAATTAAAGATGATAAAGATTTTTTACAATTTATTAGTAATAATGCTAGGGAATACTATATTAAATATATTGATGGAAATAATGGAATACAACATACTTGTGATCTATTACAATTAAATAATTGGGAATTATAAAAATGAACTTTTCTATAAATAAAACAGGTTTCTGGGAAGGGAATGTTATTAATGAACATTGGCACGATCCTCTACTAGCAATAGGGTTAATTAGTTTTTTTCGCAGTCGTGGTGTTTCAACAGTTTTAGATCTAGGATGTGGGGCAGGAGATTATTGTAAGACCATAGTGAATAATTCAATGTTCTGTGAATGTTATGATGGAAATCCAGAAACAAATATCATTACAGACGGATTATGTAATGTTTATGATTTATCTACACCCATGGATTTGCAAAAAACTTTTGATGTAGTAATGAGTCTGGAAGTTGGCGAACACATACCTGTAATATATGAAAAAATATTTCTTGATAATATTACTAGACACGCTTCTACTATAATAGTGCTTAGTTGGGCAATACCGGGGCAAGGAGGTCAAGGACATGTAAACTGTCAAACAAATGACTATATTATATCAGAAATAGCTTTAAGAAATTATGTTTTTAATAAGACAGAATCACAAATATTAAGAAATAATGTTAGCCTATCTTGGTTTAAAGATACATTAATGATTTTTGAAAAAAAATAATACTTAATATTGATTAATATTCCATTGTTCTGTTATTCTTCCATCCCAATTTTTGTATGGTGGGCCTATATGCTTAACATATCCAAGACTTTGTTTATTTGGAAATAAATTGGCGAATAAGCCATCTTGTGCCGAAACATTATAATTTGATATAATTATATTATTATTATAATCATAATTAATTAATTTAAGTTCTTCGTATTTTTTCTTTAAATATTCTATATTAAATAATTGAAAAAAACCCAAATGCTTACATTGCTCTATACCAGAATGTTTATTTTTTTGATAATTTTCATAACTTAAATAAAATTCTCTTCCACAACCATAGAATATATTGGCTTGATTAGTCTTTAAAAAACTATCTATAATTTCTTCATTTAATATAATATCGGAATCTAATAAAAGAATCCAACTAGAAGAATATGCTGTATTTATTTTTAAAAACTCGTTTAGCGCTCCTGCTCTATTAAATGTTGCATCTTTCCCGTTAAAATGATAAAAAGCATCCGTCCTATAACAATTTATACTATTACTAATACAAAAATTATATGTTTCATTATCTTTATAGTCTGTAACTATAACATAATTTAAATTATATTTCTTAAATAAATCTTTATTTAAAGAATATGTAAAAGATAAATAGTCTAAATAATTTACGCTTGCACTCAGTACTAATAGTTGATTCATAAAAAATATTTTAAAATTTGTGATTATAGTACCATATTGATTATTTATACACCGCATGTTATGATAAAGCAATGGAAACACAAGGAGATAGAATTATGTTAAATAGAATAGTTTTTATATTTGTTTATATGATAATGTCAATAAATTGTAATGCTCAACACTGGAACAATCCAGAAAATGAAATGTTGAATGATAGTTTATCAAGTTTTTTTTACTATTCGACTAAAGGACCACAGGCATTTTCCGATCCTGGTTCTTTAGCAGATACAGAAAGAAGGGCCAGGATTTCGGACGACTACCATGATCAGATAGATTCTGAGTTGCAGGCTCATCAAGAAAGACTAAGAATGGAGCAACAAAACCGTAGAAGATTATATAATTCTAATAAACCCTATTATTATAATCCAAATTATAAATTACATTATTTACATAGACAAAATATAAAATACTAAAATAATTTAGATGGATTTAATATTCCATATCCTTGATATTTTTTAATACCTTTGTATCTAGGATTATTTAAATCTAAACATGACGTTTTAAAAGTATCAATATATCCGTTATAATTTTCTAATTGATATTTTTTGTATTTTTTATTATAGCTTAATAACAAAGAAGCACAACCAACCGCAAATGGATTGCTCATACTTGTTCCGCTCATTAGAGCATATCTTCCACCAGGAATACATCCTAAAATATTATGTCCGGGAGCCAAAAAGTCTAGCGATTCACCACTGCAAGTAAAGCTGGTTCTGTCTAAATTTTCATCAATAGCTCCAATACTTATTGTTTGTTCGTATTTAGCAGGATACATGATATCGACATTTTCTCCACTATTTCCAGCGGCACAAAATACCACACATCCTTTACTATTCGCGTATCCTATAGCATCGTCTAAGCAACTTACTCCATTTGGTGAACCTAAACTCATTGTAATAAAATCCACACCCTGATCAGCCGCCCAAACAACCGCTTTTGAAATTACATCTATTGATCCGCTACCTTCAGCATTTAATGCTTTGACGGGTAATATTTTTGTTTTTGGTGCTATTCCCACCATACCTGTTCCATTGTTTAGTGCCGCTATTGTAGAAGATACATGGCTTCCATGGCCATTATCATCCTCTGGTGCTTTGCTAGTATTTATGAAGTTTTTACCATCTAATAAATTTTCTTTCAAATCAGGGTGGTCAAGATCACAACCTGTATCAATAACCGCCACGACTACTCCGTCCCCTTCTGCTTGACTCCATATTGACTGAATATTAAATTTAATTAATTCCCAACCATATTCTTGCGGCCCATCAGCAGATAGTCCGTGTAATTCTTCTGAAATATATGGTAAAAGACTAACTTTATTTTTTTTCATTCTCATTTATTGTACTTTCTATCCATGATAAATGTTGACTAATTCTAGTATGGCCACTTTCATCTCCGTATGTTGAATCTGGATGATCATCTACAGCTAATACACAAGAATTTATACCAGCTAATTTTTTATCTATAAATAAACCACCACCACTATCTCCACTTGCTATTAAAAATTCTAATACAGTATTAGGATCTTTTAGATCACATATGAGTAAATGTCTATCTGTTCCTGATATTCTATTAGATCCTGCTCTTTTAATATGATCTCCTATCTTGGCTCCTGTTCCAAAAGTTCCTGTTATACCATATCCAGATAATGCACAAATTTTTCCCACTTCATTATTTTCTTTATATAATTCAGGATAAAAATCTAATTCTATATTTTCATCAGAATAAATTAAACCAATATCATAATACCCAAAATTATTAGATTCAAAATCTTTATGAGGAATAAATACAGAAGTTTGTATTTCTTTATCATTAATGGTGATTTTGCACGTTTTTGCTCTTTTAATCACATGAGCAGCAGTCAAAATCCAATTAGGTTTAATAACGACGCCAGATGCACAATACGGGCCTCCATCGTCCTCTTTTCCGCACAGTGGAACAACACATTTAAACTTGGATCCGTAGTCTATATAACTTTTATCACTGATATTAGGGTCTCGCGTTCCTGCTAAACATATTGAATATCCTATGCAAGCAACGAGCAAATAAATGAGAGTTTTCATTGCTTTGAACCTTTATTTGATAAGGTCTATTTTTCACCTTATTTAAATACACCCCAGAATCATTAATAACGTCAATATTCCAACTGCTCCAATCCATTAAGTGACCAATAGTAAAATGACAACTTTTACATAATGTTATTAAATTTGATGGATCTAATTCTCTATCAGGATTCACATGATATGGTTCAATATGATGAACTTCTAGTTTTTCTTTTTTACCGCATCCACAGCAACTATTATTTTTTTTAAGATGTTGTTTTCTAACATTATTCCATTCTGATGATCTAGTAGAATAAAAATTAAACATATTTTAATAGCATCCAACAGCAGTTATTACATCGTTATTATCTATTAGTCCTTCTTTGGTTATTAAATTATATTTGAATGTTGCAACTCTTTGAGGATTTTTATCAGTACTATTATACCTAGCTGTTATTAAAGTAGATTTTGTACTAAATGAATATGTATTAGTATAATTATTAATTACAAATTGATAGTTATTAAGAGTTGGCGATACTGTCCCTCCTTTGTATAATACTACTCCTAATCTAACGGCATTAGATCCTGTTGTACCAAACCAATGCGATCTACAATCTATAACAAATTCATTAATATTAGAATAAAAATATTTAAAAGCATTAACATCAAATAGAACAGATTCAAAACCGCTAGCGCCAGTATTATCTCCAGACCATGTTAATATTTTATTAGATGAATTTCCAATAAAATTACTATATGAATATCCAACATAATTACATGTATTTTGTGATCTAGGATATGCTAAATTAGTAGCAGTATCTAAATCTTTACCATCAAAAAATTGATAGGTTATTGCGATGTAATCAGAGTCAAAAATGAAATTATTTACAGTAGAAGCAGTTGGAGTTGGTGCTATTGTGCGTGTTGGTGTTACCGTTATAGTAGGACTAATAGTATTTGTTGGTGTAGTTGTAGTAGTTTGAGTTAATGTGATACTAGGAGTTACGGTTGTTGTAGGGGTTATGGTTGGTGTCGGCGTAATTGTTCTGGTTGGTGTAATAGTTACGGTTCTTGTAACTGTTCTTGTGGGAGTAACTGTTCTAGTAGGAGTAATTGTTGGCGTTGATGATCTTGTTATTGTATGAGTAGGCGTTAATGACTTTGTTACTGTTCGTGTTATTTTTGGGGTTCGAGTTACTGTTCGCGTAGGTGTAGGACTTTTTTCTGGTGTTCTTGTAATATCGCAATTAGCATCTATATTTATATTAGTATTATCATTCATAATATTATTTCTAATTTAAAAAATTGCAGTTTCTATATTGTTATTTTTTACGATAAATGCTCTTCCGAGAGGAGCATTAAATCCATATGCTGTGTCTATATGAATATCTATTAAATTCGTACTACTAATACTTTGAAAACTTGGTATAGGTTGAGTTCTAGTAATATTTTCTTCTAATATATCTATAACTTGTATTTTATTACTACCACAATATAATGTTTGTTTATTATCTATAGTTAAAATAGTTGGTGTTTCAATAGTATCTATTTTATTAATTTCATTATTTGTTATTGGATCTACTACAGAAATATAATTATCACTACCATGACCTATATATAATTTATTATTTCCAACATTAAATATTCCTTTACCTCTAGAAGAAATATTTATCGCAGTTTGTGAATAATCTAATAAATTTACTATAGTATGGCTCCTATCCCACTCGCCATCTGAGTATGTATTTGATGCATATATATTACCATTTAAATGATTTAATGTTAAATTATAAATGGGTTGATTAAAATTTATAGATTTTAATATATTAAATATAAAATATTTATTAATAGGATCTGTTGTTCCTCCATAGTCTATCTCATGTAACTTATTAAAATCACTAATATACAATTTATTATTATAAAATACCATATCATATGCACTAGAATTAGGTATTTGTAAAGATCCTACAGGATCAAAATTGGAATTGGTTACATAAAGAAGATTTTGATATAAAAAGAAAATATAACTATTTAAAGAATTATCAGCATTATTTGTTGCATTTACTGAAATCATCTTTTTTAGAAGCATTCCGGAATATGGCGCAGCTAGGGAGAGTTCTGACTGATTTAATAATGTATTTATTCTAAGATAGATATCTGCTCCAGCGTTCCTTCCTGCTACGAATAAATTACTATATCGTGCTTTTGTTGAGCTACCAGTTATACCAATAGTTGATTTGTATATATGCATAGTATTAAATATTCTCGGTTGTTTTTGTACAAAATTACCTATTATTGTATTAGGAGATAAACATTCTAATACTAATTTTTCTCTTCCATCAATACTTTGATTTGCTAGTATTCTATTTCTAACTTTGTAATGACCGGTTATATCCTTTGATGATGGTGCTTCTCTTGTGTCTATAAATACATTATCATTAGAATAAAAATATTCATCAGGACCGTTAACAAATTGATTAGTTGCTGCCCCTGCCATTATAGAATAATTATTATCAACTATAGAATAAATATTACGCCAAGCCGCAAAAGTGTTTAATGATCCGACCGTAGTATTTTGATCTGTTCCGTAAATTAATGTGGCCCAATTAGAAGAAAAACAACTGTTATTTAATAATATATTATCAACTATAGTTATAGGTTGGCTTTTTGTTGGTGTCGGAGTAATTGTTTGTGTTATGGTTGGAGTGGTTGTAATATCTGTAATATAGGTTGGTGTTGGAGTAGTTGATCTTGTTGGTGTTAATGTAACAGTTGGCGTTGATGTAACAGTTGGCGTTAATGATCTTGTTATTGGATGTGATTTTGTTACAGAGTGCGTGGGTGTTAACGATTTTGTTACTGTCCTTGTTACTTTCGGTGTTCGTGTTACAGTTCTTGTTGGGGCCGGACTTTTTGTTGGAGTTTTAGTTATATGACAATTATTACTAATATTGATTTTAAAATTACTACTATTAATATATTGATTTTCAGATGTATTCATAATTTTTAAGTCTTCTATATTATTAGTAATTGATTGTGATATTGCTCCACCTATTTGACTTATATTAATATTATTAATCCATTGTGTTCCATCCCAATATGTACCAAAATATTTAAGTTGAGGTTGTCTATATTTTGGTCCTGTGGGATTTGTTACTGGATCATAGACATCAGGATCGCTATTGTGTTCTATTATACAACTATTAACAGTTTGATATATATTTTGAAAAGCAGCAACAATATCTGTAGTCTCTGGTTGATTATTGCATATTCCATATGATCCAATGCCTGTAAATTCTCCTGATCCATAGAATTCTGGTAGACTGCCATTATATTCAGCCATTAATAGAGTATAACCTTGAACCGAGTCGGCAAAAACTTGTATACCAGATGCTGAACCTTCAAAAGTACAAGCAACACTCGGATCAACAACACCCTCTAATTGCCATGTTGCTCTGCAACGAGGATAAAAAGGAATTTTCGTTGGATCAGTACCGCCACCGCCGCCGGGATCAGTACCGCCACCGCCGCCGGGATCAGTACCGCCACCGCCGCCGGGATCAGTACCGCCACCGCCGCCGGGATCAGTACCGCCACCGCCGCCGGGATCAGTACCGCCACCGCCGCCGGGATCAGTACCGCCACCGCCGCCGCGATCAGTACCGCCACCGCCGCCGGGATCAGTACCGCCACCGCCGCCGGGATCAGTACCGCCACCGCCGCCGGGATCAGTACCGCCACCGCCGCCGGGATCAGTACCGCCACCGCCGCCGGGATCAGTACCGCCACCTCCTCCGCCGGGAGGCATTGTAGAACTTGGTGGAGTAGATTGTGGCGTAGTACTAGGACGAGTACGTGATGGCGTAGTATTTGGCGTATTGTTTGGAGGAGTACGTGACGGCGTAGTATTTGGCGTATTGTTTGGAGGAG